GGTCGTGCCGGAGTCTCCTTCATGAGCGGACCCAACGCCAGCGAGACCTTTTTCAACTTCATCCACGAATAGGATAAGAGGTTCCATGGCATCAATTACATCCAAAGAATTTCTCATCCTTTCTTCACTTTCGCCAACAAGTGAACCAAACATGCTTGCCATGCTTAATTCCACACAAGCCCGTTTGACTTCATTGGCTAATGCTTTTGCCAGAGTAGATTTCCCTGTGCCAGGAACGCCTAAAAGCAGCACTCCCCGCCAAGGCAAATCGGCCTGACGATTAATAAATCTGTTTAACAACCAATTCTTGAGGTTATCAAGACCTCCAATGTCTTCAAAGGTCTCTTTGAAATGGGCAAGACGCAAAGCCGCTGACTTCTTTATCATTTGCGCCTTTTGCTCAGTAATATACCGAGCATTAAAATCCTTGCACTTGACAATGGAAAGAGTATAAGCATTTTCAGCCTCTTCCCAAGTCAAGCCAGAAGATGCTTCCAAAATTTCCTTCTCGTTTTTGACCTCAATTTTATTTCCTTGCGAACAGCGGTCGAGGATTACTTTTAAATCCCCTTTGCTAGGCAAAGAAAAATCAAGGACCGTAAAGATTCTTTGCAGTTCTACCGGCAATTTCAATACCGGTGACACTACACAAAGCATTATCTTATTGGTTTTGAGAAGGGGAAGGAGATTCAAAATCTCTTGAATTACCGTTGGGGCCTCAATATCCCATTGATAATTCATCAAAAACCAAACAGCTTTTTCCGGCCCAGATGCGGCCCGAGTTAAGACCTGTTCTGGATTTGCTTTGACAAAAAGCCTTGGCTTCAATTCTCCCACAGAAAAGTTAAATCTTTCCATTCCATCATGAGGTTCTTGACGGAATCCACGATTGTAGTCCCAAGTGACACAAGTTCGGAAGCCTTTCATTTCCTCTACCGCCGACTCAATAAATCTTTCTGGTTCGACGGTTCTTACCCAAATGCATGGGTAAACTGCTCTGGCATAAGGTTTTAAGAAACCGCCGCCATCTCCGTTTTCCATAATAGCGAACCTCCTTTTTATTGGGGTTTTAATTACCCATAGAGCGGGTTACGCTCAAGCAAAGTGACAGCCCATACTTCGGCTGCACCTTGCCTCAACGACCGCTAGAGATTAGCTGGGGGAGAAAATTCTTCCCATTTTCCATCAAGAGGAATATGAGGAATTTTCTCCTTCATGGAGTTTGTGAAAAGGGTACAGAGTTCAGGAAACTCTGTCCAGCCTGTTTCGTTGCTCCAGTAGTCTTTTGTTTTGGTGTTTCGGATACACCAGTAAAGGATTGGCATTATGCCGCTTCCTCAACTTCGACCACTCTGATATACTTGCCAGTAATTTCTCCCAAGTCATCCAAGTCAGCAGCCTTCTTTGCAACTTCATCCGCCAACTCAGAAATCTTGGTTTGCAATTCTTTGTTGCCTTTGAAGAAGGCTGCATCTTCAGGCAAAGCCGCCTTCAGTTTTTCCAAGGCTGAATCAATGCTCTTGTCTCCGAAAACATTGAGTTCCTTGAACCAGTCATGAACACTACGGACACTTTCCAGAGAGGTATTCTTGACGATTTTCCCCTCTGTCAGCTTGTCCCGTAAACCCTCCACGACTTGGGAAATCTTTTTCCGTAAAAGGATGACACTTTCCTCCACGAATTGGGCCAGTTTTTCATTGATTTCTTGTTGGGCTTGATGATAAGCCGAAATCAATTCATCCTGTTCCAATTGCGTGGTATCAGGTCCTTTTACTTCAAAGATTAACCACCACATTTTAAACTTCTCACGAAGTTTGGCCCTTTCTGGAATGTCTTCAGGTTTAAAGGTGTCAGGAAAATCTTCTAACATCTTCACCCGAATGTTATCCACATCGGCCAAAAATTCATCCACTGCATTCATGTATTGGTTTTTGAATGCAGCCAGACCGCCGACGATTTTATCAATCCTCATTCTTGGCACCGCCCGAACTGTGTCAAGAATGAAAGGCAGGCTGTTTTTGTTCAGAAAAGCAACAGCCTTTTGATGAATGGAATTGAACCGAGTCCGCCATTCATCAGGATAAAGCTTTCTATGACCGAGAACTACATTTTCAGCCACATCATCTTCATCCAGCCCGATGTCTTCGGCCTTTAGTTTTGTCTGCCCAGGCCACTTCTTGGTTCTGACCTGCATACAAACAATCGGTAACTTTTCTGCCATAGTGAAACCTCCTTTTTGGGTTAATCAGACCTTTATCTAAGGTCTTTTAGATGCCAAATTCCTGACATTTTCTCTGGAACTTGTCCAGTTTGTCGCCTTTTCCCTCCTTTAGTTTTTCCAAACTCATAACCAGTTTTTGGATATTTGCCCTCAAAACAAGCCTGCCTGAATGATAGATGGAATGTGAAGAAGATATTGCCACCAGTTCATCCGCCTCTGCATTGAGCAGGCTTATCATGGCTGCGGTGTGGTCAAAAGACATTTCGAGAATGTGTTCCACTTTTCTCTCCGCAGCCAATCTGGCTGATATGCCTCCAATTTCTTTAGGCCATAGACTTTCTGCCATTTCATTCCTCCTTATTTGAGTGAGACCAGCGGCTGAAAGAATAAGGCAATGGTTGTATTGACGTAAGGACGTCCTTCAGAGTTTATTCCCGAAGTTACACCCATCAAGCGGTCAACAACCACTACATTCTTTCCAGTGGTCCCCAACCAGATATTCACCTGATCTTCAACAGACCAGTCCCCAGGTTCAGGGCTTCCAGTAAAGATGGCGCAATACTCTTTTTGTTCCTTCTCCATCTTTCCTCCTTTAAAATAAGATGCTCAATTGAGTGCAGGAGTAAAATCAGCTCCTGCACTCTCAGAGAACCTTATCTCTGACGAAGGGAAATGCCCCGTAGCCATCTTGAAAGCTCTCTGGGGCTAACTGAGTAGCCCCAGAGAATTAGTGAGCTGGATTAGGCGGTGACATTCTCCTGCACGCCAAAGATTCCCCGCTTTTGATCCCGCAGCATGTCCTGCAAAATGCGCTTGCCACGGTTCATGCCGTACTCATGGGACTGGCCGGTGGCCTCATACATTCCAGCAATCTTCTTGATGATTTCCTCGCCGGTATTCCCAGCAAGAATCATCTCCCGAACTGTGCCCCGATAACCGCCAGTCAAGGCAATCCGAGACTTTTTCGCAGGCTTGGTCGTGTCAATCACGAGGGTGTCATTCCCCGGCAAGCCGGCGGTCATCAGAGCATCCACCCCGTTACGATTGAAAGTTTCGGCCTTCTTTGTCTCGGCCTCAGGGCTTCCGCCATTGCCTTTGTTTGCATAGGTCACCATGGCCGGAGAGCTTTCACCAATGCTGTTGGCCACAACTGCCGGAGAGACAGTTTCGGCACCGAAGACCTCTTCGACTACCGCCACCACTGCCGGCTCGGCCGCCACGTTCTTCTTCGCCTTTTTCGCCTTCTTGTCATTCTTTTTAGCCTTAGCCATTCTGTGATACCTCCCTTTTTGGAATTGGCAACCACTTACTCAAGGAGCAGTTTGATTGCTCAAGGATGGAGAAGATATATTCCTATTAAATATCTCCTCCATGCCTTCAACAGCCAAACAATGTGAGGACCTGCATCTAATTCAATTGGTGCTCCCTTGCACTAATTTTTCATTCCTCAATCACCTCCTCTGGTTTGTATTTATTGCAATTGTCTGCCAGCATATAGAAAAGTTCATCTTCATACCCTTCAGCCAGGTAATCGTCGAACTTATCCATGTAGACTGTGGCCTCGAAAAGGGCATCATATATGCCGCAAACATCTTTGTGGATACATTTTGTACAGTATGGTTTTTCACGAATCCTTCTTGGTTTTTTCATGTTTATCCCCTGTTTCTTTTGCGAGATTTGGCCGCCATTTTGTTGCGTTTGCGGTTCTTCTCCTTCTTTTTCAGAAGGTGACTTACATTTTTGTTAGCAGCAGGAATGAATCTGCCAACTTCTTCCGCCACTTCTGGTGCAAGTTCATTTTTCATGCCTTCTCCTTGGTCATCTTCAACCACTGGAATGACTCTGCCTTCTGCGTCCATGAATCCTCCTTTTCGTTAGTTCCAGAGCATTTCCTACTCTGTTTAGCAAAACACTACCCTGGCATTGTCAGCCCAAGGCAAAATCCCGAACAGAAAGAAAACCAAATAAGTGAGTTCCATGATTTTCCCTCCTTATTTCCCTGCTGCTCTCCGCCGAAGATAATTCTGCATCGCCTCTTTTGTTACCCAATTTGTGTGGGCAACCCCACTGTGAGTGATAAGGCGATAAAGAAAGAACCCGTGTCCGCCTTCTTCTTCAGCCAACTTGCGTTCATAGCCGAAGGCATGTCCGGTCCGCTGTTTGATTGCCAGTAGTTCCTGGAGAAATTCATTCTCAGCCATTTACACAGCCCTCCGCTGCTTAATTTCCCGTTCTTGCCGCCGAGTTTTATCCAGTTTACGCTCCTGTTCCCGATTCAGCTTCCTCTGGAGCTTTTCCAAAGTCAGCTTTACCCTCTTCAGCTCCTTCTCCAAATGTTTTTCCATGTTGTCTTTCCTCACGAAGTTTATGGTATGATTGTATTCCTTCGGAAATGAGCTTTTCAATTTGCTCATCCGAATACCCATGCCAAACCTTGAGTTGACCAGATAGCCAGCCAATGATATAATGGGCTTCAACTACCTTTTCAGCTTCTTCCTTGTATTTTTCCACCCAATATTCCTCTGAGTTAGCCATGTTGGACTCCTTTTTAGTTATTGAACAAAACCTTCACCCGAATCCAAGTGTACGGCCTATCAGTCCAAGGCCGTTCAATGTAAGGAATGCAGAAGCATTTCACCTTGCCAAAGAATTGGGCTTCAAGGTTTTTGCAAATCAAGGCCGCATCCTTCACGTCATTGTGCAAAATGCAGTAGGATTTTAAAAACATGTTGTGTTTATCCGGCCCATAAACCTTGCCAGAGAAAAGTAAAGTTAATTTCTCTCCGAGATGATACCAGTTATTCTGGATATTCCCAGAAAGAATCCGACGTAACTTTGTCCTTTCATCCAAAGTCATACGAGTTAACCAAGGCTTCTTATTCGGCACTTTCCGCCGATAATAAGCAGTTAAGCCTTGATTTAATTTTGCCGCCTCTTCCATGATATAGTCAACTTCATTGGCGGCAGCGATTTTCCAGCCCTCATTTTCCATTTTTACTCCTTCGGATTAATATCCTCTTTAGGGATAATGAGACAGGCTCGAATGGTTTCTACTTGCACAAGACAAGTAGTTTTATAAACCCTTATGATAATCCCATCTGAGGCTACACGACCCCATTCCTTATTGTCAGTATCAACGTGAACCTTGTTGCCTTCTTTCATCTTTACTCCTTTGGTTTGACAACCTTTTTGTTTGTCTTTTTCTTCTCCTCTGCCAAAGTTTTGACCGCCATAGTCTTCATCTTGAAGGCCACCCCAAGACCACGCCGATACTTTGAGGCTTGCCGAGCAGGAGCAGGTAGGGGTTTATTGTTGATGATGGTCAACTCACAAGCCTTCCTGAAAACCTGGTCTTTCACGGCAAATTCCTTGTTAGTCATTTGTCCTCCTTTTTAAAAGAAGTCATACTTTCTGCAAAGGGTTAAAATGTCATAGGCCAAGTCAGCCTGGTTTTCATTCAAAGCCTGTCTTGCAGCCTTGAGTAGGATATCCCAAAGAGCTTCTTGAACCTCAGTGACCTCAACATCCAATCCGCCTTTGGCAAGGGTGACAATCTGCTCGATGCCTTTGACAGTTAAGGATTGGGGTAAAGTTTCAACAAAGTCTTTGGCTTCCTTCAGCCCCCAACCAGTAACTGCTCGAATTGCCCTGATTGGTGGAATCTTCCCTTCTTTCTCATCGTAACTTTTGACCCTTACAAGTTCCATTTTGTCCTCCTTAAGATATTTTTCTGTTCACCTGAGGCAAACAAGAAAGCGGCTGATACCGCTGACAAGACTACCGCCAGCAGCACCAGCCGCTTTAGTTTGCATGTCTCAAGCCGACCATCTGCTTAACGCAAATGGGTTAGTTGTTTAGGGAGGCTCACTAGCGCTCTCAACCAATGCGAAACTTCGACATCGGGCGGCCTATCAGGCATCTCCTTAACGCTTGTCTTCCTGCAAGTTTCTCCCTACTCAGTCAACCCATCTGCGATTAATTTTCCCGATGATTTGTTGACCTTTTCGGCACCAGCAACTGTTAGAATTGGCCTACACTTGTAATCAGCCACACTACCAATCCTAACGATTCTAAGCCTTGCAGATGCATGTGCGGCGATTCGCAGTTTCCTGCTTCTCTCCCAAGCATCAATTTTTCTGGCCTTGAATCAGCAACCTGGCTAATCCTACTCAGCACAACCCTTTCGTTTCACCAAGTCATAGACCTCAGCAATAGCTCCGACTATCACCCCCAGTCTATCTTTTTTCACTTTTGGACGAGACCTGTCAGTTACTTCTCTTCCAGTAACTCTACACGTTCTCTGGAGTGTGATAACTCCCTCTGTGCCTAATTGTCAAAGACCTTTCTCTCCCAAATAGAGCAGATTACTTGGGGGCAGCTATGCTGCAAGCGAAAGCGGTGTGAACACACTTTCTTGTTTTTCTCGGCCTGTATGGTTTAAACACTTTCGGGACTGTCTGAACTATAGGATTAACTGTCTTCCAGAACCCCTTAGTATCAATCCCACCATTTTTAAGCCGAGCGTCAACTGTGTTCTTACAGCCAGAACACAGATAAAAAGCATGATTGGTTGAATGGAAATTCACCCCTCCTCCACATGAGTCACATTTCTTGACATCTCTCATGTCGGGCTTGGGGCGTTGGAAACGAATGATTTTCATAAATTTCTCTTGGCCGTTGGTCTAATTTCTTCTTTCATTGCACTATTATTCTATCATAGACCATTATAAATTGCTTGCGTTTTTTCGCATTCCTTTCATTATCCAGGGTGACTTGGTTATTGGTTATATTCCCGATGGTTTTCACAGCCTTGTTTCTTCCAGAAACATTGATATTTTCGGGTCATTTTTCATGCTATCACAAAACAAAAGAGGGTGTAAAGAAGTTTTTTACGTGGTGTTCATTTTTTTGGATTTAAGCGTTTCCCAGGTAGAAAATACCTTAAAATCTTTCCCATTCAGATTAAATTAAAAGCAAAGAAAGAGAATCAGCCTGTTTGGATATAGAATGGGTACTATAGGATAGATGGTTGTCACGGATTTACAGAAATGACCCAGGCTCCATGACGGGCCCGCCGAATCCAAAAAATCTCACAGCAGCCGCCGAGCCAACCACCATGGGAAGGATTCCCGAACCGGCCAACCAGCCACTACCATTTCCAGTCCACCTCTACCACCACCATTAACCATTTTCCCACCGGACCGCCGACCTTCCGCATAGACTTTCCAACTACCAGGACTATAGGTTCTCCTACCGGAAGGACTTGGGCTATAAGCCTTATCCAGCCGGGAGGTTAGTTTTGTAGTGCGTACTCAAAAACTATCTTCGCTCCGAAAATTTTTTTAACTCCATGAAATCTACATTCCATTATTTTAAATAGTTTACAAAGAAGCCATGATTTTTCTCATCCTCCCGGGAGGTTTCTATCATATCCAGGATTCGTCAAAAACAACCAGGATTATGATGGAACTTACTGATTTTATTGATATAATATGATATAATAAAGATAAAAAGACAAAGCAAGGAGGTCAGATGCAAGACGTAAGCCGATGCCCAGAGTGTGAGGAACCAAAGTTCATGTGCGCTTGCGCTCAGAACTTTCAGGGTGAAATTGTGAAAGAAATTTATCATCACGCTAATCATCGCAATGGCCTTGAAACCTATCACTTGCCTTTAAGGCCAACAATCGTTATCAACCGTCGGGCTCTCTTAGTCAGAAGCCCATTTCGGCATGAGTGGCAATCAAAGTATGTGGGTGCTGCTCTAATCTTAAAGCAGATAACCGGAGGATAAAATGGGATATTCTCTTGAAGGTCTCGAAGTCAGTCGGCATTATGACACAGCCTGCAAATTTCTCTTGCAGGCTCGGGAGATGGTTCAATACGCTGATGATGAACTGGTCGAGTTCATCGGAGAAAAGCCCTCGCTCCTAGAAGTTAGGAAGCTGCGGCTGGCTCTGGGAGAGGCTTTAGTCAAGATAAGAAATGAACAGATTGACCAACTGAAGAGGGAATAACATGACAACCTATTATAGAGACAACCAATGCCTTGAATGTAATCATACATGGACTGAGGAAACTCCCTCTAATGACCGAAACGCTGCACCTGAAAGGTGCCCGGAATGTCATTCGTGGAGAGTAAGTTCAAGTATTCCTTACTACTATTATCGGTCTTTATATGGAGACGGAATAGGAAGAACAGAAATAGAATAAAAACCGCCAAACCAACCTTACCAATTCTGAACCGTCACCGCCGACCAGCCAAGAAGATTAATTATTAGCCTACCGGAAGGTTAAAGGTTAAAGCCGGGACCGCCGCCCTTCTAAGCGGGGACCGCCGCCCGGGTGGTTAGTTATCTCAGAATGAGAAAAATTCTCTTTTTGAGAAGGTGTAAAATCAAGTGTAAAGCAAGAATTTTACACTTATCCTTTACAAATATTTCTTTTCACAATGTCAAATTTTACGGTTTACTTTACACTTTTTCTCTATCTGTATAAAATAAAGTATAGACGTTTATGTAAGGTTTTGACGTTTTGATATTACATAATTGTAAAAACATGTTGATTATGTGATTATGTGAAAAACATGTTTAAATAATTGAATTTTGAGCGGTTTTACGTTTAAAGAATTGAACTTATAAATGCTTGATATTACTGATAAAATAGAGTATATCTTTTCATATCTTATTATATGTTTATATGACTGAACATAACAAAAGATAGCTTGAAAATTAAGCTAATTTTATCAATAATATCAAACACTTATTCAAGCAATTTTGGCAAGTGTATTGCATATATATATAGTGAAGTTCAATTCTTTGATAATTAAAGAGCGATAATGCAAAAGATAAAAAATCTTGTTGTTTGCATTGTGCATGTATGATGCTATTACATACGCAAATAACAATAGCAAACTAAAGACAATGTGAGGTAAATGTAATGAGTAAAGATGCAGAGAAAACAAGTGAAGTAATGCAACGTTGCAAGGCAATGTCAAAGCAACGTGAAGTAGAAGTAATCAACAACAAGATTAATTCTCTTGAAAAAGAAAAAGAGAAATTAATTGGCAAAGCAAAGAAGCAAGAAAAGAAGCAAGCAACAGAGGCAAAGAAGCAAGAAAAGCAAGTTACACTTGAAAAAGATAACTTGCTTGTCAACGTTGCAGCGAATGTCAATGTCAAAGATGTTTGCCGCAATATTGAAAGAAAGTTACAACGTAACTTGAATAAGAGTAATAAAGATGACTTTCAATTGTTGTATGATCATCTTTATTACTTCTATCAAGTCAAACACGTTACAACGTTGCCTCATGTTGTCAAGAAAGATGGCAACAAAGTATTACTTAGTGAGTACGTTGCAATGCGTACTTACTCAGTAATAAATGACGCAACGTGTCATATTAACTTCGGCAATTAACAATCAAACAATTATTAAGGCAATGTTAGTTATTATGATAACATTGCCTTAATAATGTGAGGTAAACAAAAATGAGAATTGTCTTTGCTTGCGTTTATGCTTCTGTTATCTATGCAATTTACACTTACATTAATAATAACTTGAGTGATGTTATCAATCAAGTTATTCTGAGGTAAATTACAATGCATATCACAGTCAAGCGTTTTATGATAAGTCAGAAGTTATCTGATTTATCATATCTGGCAAAAGTTGCTTGCGACGCAATGAGAGTTAAGTATCTGCTCGACATTGCACAATTACAATACGAACTAAAACAATTGAACAATAATGACAACAACAAGTAATAACAATAATAACACGTTACTTGATAGTTACTTGTCAAGTAACGTGTTTTTTTTATTGTCTTATGCCAATATACCTAGCAATTCATAAAAAAAGAAAAATAACGTCGACTGTCCCCGTATCCGGCACGACCAATTTTTAGAGTTTTTCCAACCACCTGGGATACCCCATCCCATTACTTCTCTTTCTGGCTGTATTAAAAGATTGATAATGCTCTCTGTAATTTTTCAAGTGGAACATAAATTACTTTACCTTCAAACTCCAAGACCACTAATTTACTACCATCACGTCCTATAGTTTTTGTTTCATATAATGTTAAAGTGGAATCCATCATGTAATAATCATCTGGCCCTTTTGCTTTGATTAAAACTGGAAGAATAACTTTACTCATAAATTTTTCCTCCTGGAAATTTGAAATAGGAAAAACAATTAGGGGAAAAATCTGTAGAAAATTTTTTAGAAATTTTAGGGACTAAGGGTTAAGATATTATAAAGTCTCCATAAGAATCTTATTGTTTGTTTTCTTCCTCTCTTAGACCAACTGAAAGTGAAAAATTCAGCTATTAGGTTTTTAACCAGGCTGATGGCTTTTGCTTGTTTATTGTAGTCTTGTTCAAGGGTGTCAAGTTCTTTTTTACATTCTTCCAAAGTGGTGATGGAATCACTTAGTCTTGGCATTGGGTTTGTCCTTTATAGTTCAAAATGGTATAGCCATAAGGGGTTTATTATCAATAATCTCAAACTTACATTCAGTTTGACCACCAAGTCTACGATATGTATAACCGGGAACAGGAGTAAAACCCCAGGCTCTTTCATCTTTTATCCAAAGTAACCGCAGATGATTAGGAACTGTAATCCTAATACACTTATCTGGCGTAGGCTACCCTGGAATCATAATAATTAAAGGCTCCTGCATAACAACTCCATTCTTCTTTATAGTTTCTTACAATGGTCAGCAATTAACTCACCCAAGAAAGGAAGAGTAATTCCCCATTTCTGGGCAAGTTCTTTAAAGGTTAATCCGGTATTATATCCCCCATTAAAGCTTTTATGCGTCATTCTGGGATTAATTGGTTGGGTATGTAATTCATAACAAAGTATTTCATCAAAGCCAGAACCGCAATTAGTTGGACAATGTTGATACATTTGTTCTATGTGGTTTCTAAATTCGGTTATTTTATCTTTTTTCCAATAAGGAGTGAAATTCTTTAGATGAATTAAAGTATAAGAGAAGTTGCCACAAAAAGAATTGCTCGGTCATCAATATAGGCAACTGCTGGTATCTTGGTGTTGGTTACATGGATGAAATAGTTTTTAGCAAAACCATATTTTTGAATCCAAGCAATTACATCAGGAGGTCTTCTGGTAGTATGGATATGTATTTCATAACCTTCATTATGTAGTTGGTCAAGAAAGTCTTTTGTTTCAGGAAATGGTTCACCAAAATGATTTGGTCCTTTCCAGCCTGAGTATTGAGCAATCACCCCATCAAAGTCAATACAAATTCTCTTAGGGCGTTTTTTATAACAGGAATAACAAAGGTCTTCCATTCCTTCAATTGTTATCCTTTGTTCCTCAGTGATTTCATTATTGCATTCTTTACATTTCAAAATGATAAACTCCTTCTAAATCCCAAAGTTGGCCGATAAGTCCATTGTGGGCAACCATCCGGAGGACTTCTTCTTGTGGATGATTGGAATGAAACCAGGTAGTTGAATTGCCTGGGTTGAATAATTGTACTGAGATAGGGTTGAACTCAACTGGATGACCATAAAATATCCGTTTACGTTCTTTTTCTTTGATTGTATCTTTGATTGTTTTTGCAAGTGTAACAAAAGGACTAGATAGTTGTTTCATGATTTCTAATGCAGATATTACTGTTGGATGGTCATAGAAGGCTTTTTCAGTAATACCTAAACTGGCGGCAGCTTTTTCGATGGATTTTAATTCTTTTTTCAGATAGTCTTCATTTTCGCTGGCGAGGGCAGCCCGCATGACCTCAGGGATTAGTTGGGCATCAAAGGTTTCATGCGGCCAGGGGCCAAGAAACTTTCTGACTGGGAAGCCATCATGGCAGATAAACACAATCTTGTGATGTGGATAATGACGGGCAGGACGTTTGCCAGAAGAAAGAATTACTTCTTTGTCATTGTAGTCCAGGATTCCCCAATCAAACATGGTGTTATCATCAATTAGGATTACTTCGTCCCCTTTCTTGAAATCTTTCTCCCAAATATCCCATGCTGTAGTATCCATTTAATTCTCCTTTAATTTAGTTATTCTGTATTGCACAGGAAGCATAAGTAGGGTTTGGCCTCTGAATCTTTTGAAGATTGGTGCAGTTTTTGTGATAACTCTGTTTACTGTACAGATTCCACCACAGCCCCAACCTGTGTCCAACTGATACCAAACTTCTTGATGCTGAAGATTCTGCTGTGAAAATAATTTAGTGATGGCCACGGGCTTCTTACCTGTGTAGTTTTGTTACAAAACTAGATAAAGATATTGTTCTTTATTATTATACGATGAAAATAGTAATTTTATAGGAAAATAAAATATTATGAAATGTGTTAAGATGGAAGAAAGAAAACGCTTGACAATCATGCAATTGCCCATTTATAGAGTAGGAAATCTATCCTTCTCGGTGTCTTATGTTCTGTGACGGCTATAGGACGGAATTAAAACCCCAAGATTGCATTGATAATCAATTAAGTATCTTTTGTCTCCCTGATTTTCCTTGTTATTCCTGTAATCAAGCAGTTGTTCTTGCAATTGCGGAGAAAAAGAAAGAAAAGGTTTCCATTCCGAAAGGAATGACCAAAGCAGTTGCCAAATCAATGGGATACATTTAGAAAGGACAGTTATGAGTAGATTAAAACGGCGAGAATATAGTGTTGTTCCAGAAGTTTACAATATTCCTGGTGCATCTACTTGTTTAGCTGGTATTGAGGAAGAAATTAAGATTAGTCGGTATTTTCTTGTCCGGCTATTGGCTGAGATGGGTTTGTTCAACCATGAGATTGCCTTATGTCTCAATATGAATGAAAATACCTTTGAGACCCATCTTCAGAGAGACCCAAAACTCAGAGAAGCATTGACTTTGGGAAAACGGAAACCTGACCAGCAAGTACAAATGTCTTTGTATCAATTGGCTTTGGGTTATAATTTTCAAGAAATTACGGTGGAAGAGGAATTTTTAGTAAATGAGAAAAATGGTTTGAGGGCTGAAACTTTAATAGGAAAGAAAATCAAGACAAGTAATAAGCACCAACCTGCTAATCCAACTGCTGTTCTATTCTGGCTTAAAAATCGACTGCCAAAAATCTGGAAGGATAGGGTCGAAGCTACTATCACTTTACGGGATAGGGCTGAAATGGCCCATAGGCTCGGAGGTTAAAATGATTGCAGTTGTTTTCTTTCTGGATGATACAGTATCAAATGCCATGTCATTACGAACAGGCGCTATTGAGAATGTCCTTGACCGTTGGATATTCAACTTACGAAATCTTGGAGTTACCATTCTTTTTGTAGTTGACCGCACTAGATTCCATATTCTTCAATATTTCCAGAATGCTGACTCTGGGATTATCTTTGAGGCATATAATAGTTTGGAAGAAATTGAGAGGACTTATCCAACTGTTCAATTTGTCTATCTGGAAAATGCTAAATCTTTAGAAGAAATTGGGGTTAAAGGAATAGAACTTCCGAAATTTCAGCATCCTGAAGATGTGGTTTATGTTTTTGGTGGAGATTTTGGCCCTAAGATAACCCCTGGCAGAGAAAACAAAACCTGGGTAACAATTCCAAAAGTAGAAAATCTCTGGGCTGATGCTGTTGCTTATGCCTGTCTTTATGATAGGCTTGTCAAACAAGGATAGTTCATGGCAATCTCCCTCACCGCTCTTTTGACTCCCATTAGCAACTGCGACGCCACAACTGGATGGTCAAGCGGAGCCGTTGATACTGAGAAAATGCTTGAGGGTGTAGGGTGTTTAGCCCTTAAGATTTCTGCGACTCTCGGTACAGTTGCCAAGTTTGACCAAGGGGGGGTTAATGGCGTAAACATGTCAGGACAGCATTTTTATGTCTGGTTCATGTGTACGTCAACCCTGAATACCAAGGCCAATGGCGGTCTCAGGATTTATCTGGAGGACAAAAATGGAGCTTATAAGACCATCTACATTGGCGGTTCTGATAATTATCCTGGTGGCTGGCAACGATATTGCTGTTCGGCTGAAGCGACAAATGATGGTCCTTCGAGTGGCACCTATGACCCCACAGTTCATAGATATATTGGCGTAAACTTTTATACCACTGGCAAGTCTACAGTCAACAACTGTTTTTGGGACTTCTTACATTATGGTTCGGGCCTCAGGATTACGTCTGGTGCTGCCGACCAAATCACCTGGGAAAATATCTATACGGCGGATGTGGCTGCCAAGTATGGAATTGTCAGTAAGGTTAATGGTATTTATTTTATTCAAGGTGAGTTAATTTTTGGCAACACCACAGCTGGGGTAAATATAGATTTTAAAGATATTAACCAGGTTATGATGTTTGTGGATAATCCTAAGGTTGCTTCAACTCTGTACAAAATTAAAATAGAAGGGAATGCTACAGGTACTATTAATTTTCAATTTGGGAATAAGGCTGGAACTCAAGGCTATGGCGGTGTAATTGTCAAAGGGGTCCAGTCATATCTCTTGGATTTAGATGATACCAATATTGATATTCTCAAATTGTATGGAAGTATCTTTAACAATGCTGGCGATGTTTATTTGCCTGCTGACGCATCAGGGCGGGAAGTTTTAAACTGTACTTTTAACCAGTGTGGGGAAATCCTACCTGATACTTGTGTTTTTGAGAACTCTAATATTGTGCAGGCTGATGATAAAGGTTTGAGGATTTCAAGTGAATCCCATAAGGTTAAAAATTGCAATTTTATTAATAATCCTGCTGCAACTCATATTCCAGCTGCTGGGACATACACTTTTGACAATATGCGGTTTTATAACAATACCAAAGATGTTAGAAACTCTGGAAGTAGTGCTGCCGTTGTAGTTAATAAAGTTAATGGTGCTGACCCAACAACTCATGAGGAGACTGGCGTTCCTCCAGGGACAACTACCCTTCAAGCTTCCATCACCTTAGCAATGCTGGTTAAGGACGAAGCTGGTAATGGTATTAATGGTTGTTATGCTTACATAGATGATAATGACCAATCACCTTTTATTCTGAATGGGCAGACAGCTTATGACCCGACTTATGGAGATGGATATATTTCCACAAGTTATACCGGGTCGGCAGTTTCTGGAGCTAGGTGGAGAGTTAGAAAATATGGTTACAAAAACTTTAAAATGCTAATTGATATTAGCTCAGTTAATATTTTGTTGCCAGTTACTTTGGTGGTTGACCCACAGCAAACTTAATGGAGGGAATGGCTTATGTCACTCGAAACCAACTGGACTGTTAATTATACTGCCAAGACTGTTTCACATACAAGTGGAACTGAAGTCTTTACAGTATTGGCTTTCTTCCAATGGCTGGCTGCGAAGTTTGCGGCTCAAGCTCAGATGGATGATGATTATGCTTTCGTATCTGATACCCCGACCGTGTTCAGGTTTATTAACGGCTGGGCGTTTGGTGCCCCCACTACAGATTTTAAGTTTTTGAAAGGTGGGTCCATTGAGTCCGCTGATGGGGACGAACTTTGGGCCAACTTGTATTCCATCGGTGATCAGTACCGTTCCAGCATGATTTATCTGATACAGAGCGATGCTGAGGTGACTCCCTGGTGGGAGCCTGGCAATATAGATATTCTCATACTGGTCAAGACCGGAGGTGTCCTGATAGACAGCGGCAACGTCCTGGTCATGTCCCGAGATTCTGATTGCCTTTATGACCATAATTTCGTGGACCTTTCTGGAGGCGGTCGAAACCCGGTTGGTATCAACACCTTCCAAGACCTGAACTATCTCCTGACCGGCGATATTTATCTGCATGTGGCCTCTGTGACTGGATTCGACGCTGGCAATTATGCCTACGGCAATACTTCCACAGCCAGTGGTCGTATCCAGTATGTGGATGTGGCCAACAGCAGGCTCTACCTCTGTCAGGTTGAGGGTATCTTTGAAGTTTCTGAAACCATCAAAGAGCGGACCAGCCGCACCGCAGGTGACACCGGCACCACGACCACCAATGATGCAGTTACGGCGTTCACCGAGGTTATCGCTGCATACGATGATATTACCATCGCCTTTGGGGACATCAGCCGGGATTTGAACAACGGCGCCGGACCTCAGCCTTACAAAGTGGAGATCAACTGTGCCGGACGCACCATGCAACAGGTGTACCAATTTCTGAAATATGCTGCCAGGCATAATTCCGAGATTACCCTTAACGCTGATGCTGGTGAGGAATATCGTTCCTGCATTGAAGGAACTTACACCGATGTCAAACAGGCACCGTTTGGTACCTTTGCTGGTGGCACATTCTTTGGTGCCAGGGGCGTGTGGGTCACCAATTATGCTGCGGCCACCTTCCAGTTGATTGATGCTGACGGCGATCAGCAGATTCCGCCCAGCCTTCAGAAGGTCTCTGTGGCCCATGCCGATCTGTCTGGGTGCCGCATTCTGGTAGCTGAGAGAAGTGGTACTTCAATCATCAAAAATCAATACACCATCGACCATGTGACTTCCAATACCATCGTCTGCACCGGCGCAATTAACGCCAACAAAGTTCCCCAGAGTGGTTCCTTGCGGGTTGGAGATACTGTGTTTGCCTACACTGGTTTCTCCGGTTCGACCTTTACTGGCGTGACTCCGGATCCGACCGGCCAGTCTGGAGACCTCTATGTACCCCTGTTGGATGTCCTGGCGGACGCCACTCAAGAATTGTCTGACAATGTTATCTATACCGGAGCCTTCGATGTTAAAGCCCGGGTTCGGAAGTATGGGTACAAAGATTTCACCCTCGATACTTCCTTCGGGGCTTCTGGCTTGGCAGTAACCCCGATTCTCCAGACCGACCCACAGGCGACCTAATGGCTGACGAACTGGATGGCTACCATCTTAAACCAAAGATTGGCTCTCTTTACCGGGGCCAGGCGTGGGTGGAGCTTCATGGCACCTTTGATGCTTCTCAGTTACGAGAACTCGCAGACCAAATAGACAAAAATTGCGAGGGATTGAGGCCACCAAATGCCCATCAGGGACGACATAAGCATTGATTGGATAGCTTCCCCAAGGATTATTACGGTGGCTGCTCCATCAATTGAATTAACCATGCAAGACCTTTATGACACCCTACGGTCTTTGGCTGCTGAAGTTGATGCCATAGATGAGCCGGAAATCATTGAGGGTGTTGGCAAATCTCTATTGGGGCCGGGTCGCTATACCGGGTTGACCATTACCCTGCTCAATGCCAAAGTGGGGTTTGAGGCAAGGGCCGAATGGACCTATTGTTCTCTCGTCGGGGGAAACCTGGTTGCCTTCGATGCTGGTGGTTCTCCCATATCTCCTATTCAACCAACTACTTTCGTGAATGTGGGATATGAATCAGATACTTCCGCTGCTTTATTGGAAGGTTCTGGAGGAGTAACGGCAGAGGAGGTGGCTAATGCTGTTTGGGATGAACTTGCATCTGGTCATGTAATTCCTGGCTCTTATGGAGACTTAGTAAGTCGAATCCTGAACGCTGTCGAGGTCAAAAGAGGAACAGTTCAGGACGATGGTGCTACTGTGATGAAATTCCTTACTGATTTGAACGAGACAGCCAATGGCTTTTGGGATCGATGCGGAATTTTAATGTTCTCTGGCCAATGTAAAGGGCAGATTCGGGGCATTAAAAACTATAATGGTAATACCAAGGAAGTGACTGTTGAGACTCCATTTAGTTATGCCCCAGCAAGAAACGACCAATTTATTTTAATTACTCCCCGGAAGTATCTGGCTCCGAATCTGGAAGATATTGGTCCAATAGTCAGAACAGAACTTACCCCAGAATTAGCTGAAATAGATAGTCTTGAAAGTCGTCTTACTGAAGAAAGGGCAGGCTATTTAGATATTATTCCTAGTATTGATGTTCCCCCTCCATCTGAAATAGCTGGTGCAGTAATGGATGAACCTTTATCAGGACATCAAATTTCTGGTTCTTTTGGTTTTGCTATGTTTAGATTATTAGGATTGGCTCATGAAAATTTTCGATTAAAAGACCAGGTTTATGATGATAATGGTAATTTAATTTCCGCTACAGTTAGAATTTATGGGAACGGTTCAAATGCTCAGGATGATGTCAACCCAATTGCTGAATATTTAATGGCAGCGACCTTTGATGCTGCAAAATGCACTAGTTATCTAATGAAAGCGATTTAAAATGATTCATTTAACTACTAGAGGTATTTTGGGAGATGGTTTAAGTTTAGTAACTAAAGGAATCCTTTTCGGAATAGTTTTAGTAGTAGAAGAAAAAGCAAAGTTAATGAAAGAAGGTTGGATGAAAGTTGGAAGATGGAGATTAATACGTGGTTATTGATTGGCCTAGAGTTAGGATAGTAATTACTGGAAAATGCTCAGAATGTGGAACAGAATTATCCTCTTTTATGAATTTTGAGGATTTTAATAAAGAGACCGGAGATTATCTCGAAAAAGCAAAAGAAATTCTTACTGAAAACCACATTTGCCATGGAACAAAAGAAATCAGATTATCCTGAAAAGGAATTTTATTATTTGGATGCAAAAATGCTTTTGCATGAACGGTTTCTACGTTGGTGTGAAAGAAAAATTTTGATAATGAAATGGGATTTGGAAAAGTTGTGGGTGAGTAATAAACCTCTTCTTTTTATGACAATTTTAGGTTCAATTACCTTTGTATATTGGACTTTATGTTGGATAAAGAATCTTTTATTAAGAATGATGGCATGAATTTATGACACGTTTGAAAAAAAGACAACACCAGGAAATAAAAATGAAAACAGGGAGACTTTTTAAGCCTTCCCTTGACCTTGGTAATATTAATTTTGATAGTCTTATTCCAGACCAATTAACTGAACAAGCTTTGAAGGAGCAAATCAATTTTTTTAAAAATTACAAAAAGAATCCATTGGATTTTTTCTGGCATGAACTTGGAATTAATGTAGAAAAATGGCCTAATGATGCTCCCCGTCCTAATCAAGATAGAAGAAATCCTCCCCTTTGGAGCAAACAGAAGAAGATTAGTGAGGCTTTGATTAAATATAGGAAGGTTGCTGTAAAATCTGGACATTCAACAGGAAAATCATTTTTAGCTGCTAGGCTTGTATTATATTTAGCTTATGGCTGGCACGCCTTAGGAATCACTACTGCTCCTACTTTTCGACAAGTTAAAAGGGTTCTTTGGGGTGAAATTCATGATGCTTATAATAATGCCCCAAGAAAACTTGGTGGAAAGCTTACTCAGACTTCTTTAGAACTTGGAGAAAAATGGTTTGTTGAAGGATTTAGCACTAAAGACCCGGCTGCCAATATTGCTGGTTTCCATGAAGAAAACATTTTTGTAATAATTGATGAGGCTGGTGGGGTTGAGAATCTTGTTTTTGATGTAATAGAAGGTATTCTTTCTTCCCCAGTTACTTTTGTCCTTCTTATTGGAAACCCATTGGATGAAACTAGTAAATTTGCTGAAATTTTTGAAGGAATGGAAGATACAGATGGTTTCAATCCTAAATCTGGGTATTATTGTATATCAATCTCTTGTTATGATACTCCCAATGTCAGACATGGTATAAATTTTTATCCAAAATTATGTGATAAGGATTGGCCTGATAAGATGGCAGAAAAGTGGGGGAGGGATTCTAATTTATTTCGGATAAAGGTTTTAGGTCAATTTCCGATTGATGGCGGAGATGTTTTAATTCCATTCAAATATATCCAAAGGGCTTTTGATTTCTATGAGGAAATAATAGAGGAAAAGAATGACCCTGTTCTTACTCTTGGTTGTGATGTGGCTCGTTTCGGAGATGATAGTACAGTAATTGGTGCCCGTAGAAGGTCAGGACGTTTTGATATTTTAGAAGTAACTGAAAAGGAAAGAGAAACTGAGACCGTAGGAAGAATTATTTTCCATTATGAAAATTTTAAATCTTTGAAACAAGAACCAAGTTGTATCAATGTAGATGATACAGGACTTGGTGGTGGTGTAGTGGATATGCTTTGGGAAAGGGGATATCCTGTAAATAGCATTATTTCTCAGGAAGGTGCAGATGAGGTTCCTGGTGATGATAGGGTGAGATTCATTAATAAAAGGGCACAAAATTATTGGAAATTAAGAACCATGTTTCATGAAAATAAGATATTTATTAATGATTGGGAACTTGGTCATGAATTGTCTAAGATTACCACAGATAAATTCATGAGTGAAGGAAAAATGAAAATTTCAGATAAAGATACCCTGAAGAAAAAAATAGGACGTTCTCCTGATAGAGCAGATTGTCTAATGCTATCTTTTGCTGAAGACGAACTAATCTCTGGTCAGGATTTAATAGCTTGGGCATAAGGGGAATAAAATGACACCATCGTGGTTAAATTTAGTGGAGCATCTCTTTATCGGTCTCAAGTGGGCAATCATTTTCGGGTCATTTTTTGGATGTGCGGCCTGGTTTGTCCACTATCTTATCAAGGAAGAGACTAAAGAAGGGATTGCTAAAAAGGTGAAAAAATGAATCGGTTAGGTAGACTTCTGACTACGGTAAAATCCGTTATTGATTTTCCTCAAAATTGGTTATATGTAAAGGGTGAACCACCTGATGAAGAAGGAGTAATGAATGATGTTTATACAGGGGTAGAATTGGCTTACTCTTGTATTAGTTATACTGCAAAAGCCATTGCTCAAACCCCTTTACGTTTGATGAAGTTCTCTAGAACTGGAAGTGACCCAGCTCCGGATAATCATCCTTTGCAAAAGGTGATTACTCGTCCTAATTATATGACCAATAGAATTTTATTTCTTGAGGGGGTGATTGTCAATTGGCTTATAGATGGGAATGTTTGTATTATTCCTTTTCCGACTCCTACTATTCCTGATTCTCTTTGGATAGCTAGATGGAAATATATGGATTATGTAACTGATTCAAAAACAGGTCATTTAATCGGTTGGGAATATCGGCCTAGCGATAATCAAAGCCCAATAAAATTAAAATCGGAAGATGTTTTACATTTGAAATTTCATAATCCTAACCATACAATAGAAGGACTTGCTCCGGCTACTGCTGGTCGTCTTCCTATTTTAGAATTTTATAAATCCTCTCGTTACAATCATGCTTTCTTTGATTCTGGAGCAATGCCTGGAGGTGTTTTAAGTGCTCCTGGAAAGGTTCATAATGATGTAATTGAGAAGACTAGGGCTCAATGGAGAGAAAAGCATCAAGGCTATAGAAAAGCGCATGAAATCGCTATTTTGCAACAGGGTATGACTTACCAAGGAGTTTCACCTTCTCATAAAGACATGGATTTTATTGAACTTCGGAAATCCGATGAAGATGCAATCATGCGTATTTGGGGAATGAAAAGAACCATTCTCTCAAAAGCAGAAAATTTAAATTATGCAATTGCTAAAGAAGAAAGAAAAGAATGGTGGATGGGCACTTGTCTACCATTAATGAGGATGATTGCAGATGCTTTATCCTTTGGACTTATTCCGAGTGGACAAAATTTACGGTATGAATTTGATATAACCACTATTGAAGCTTTGCATGATGATACCGATACCGCTGTTAAAACGATGGAAAGATTATTTCGGATGGGATTTACCCGAAATGAACTTAACCGCCGTTTTCATATGGGATTTGATGAGAAAGATTGGGGTGATGTGGCATTTGTTCCGGTAAATATGATGCCAGTTAATCAAGGTGCTATTATTAATCCAGGACAGCATGTTCCTTCCCCTCCTGGGGTAGATGCTCCAGTTAATAATCAATTTCAGAATATACAAAGGCTATTGTCTAAGGGAATTCCAAACTTTCTCAATTTATGTAATCCAAATATGAATCGTTTTGTGGATAAATATCGAAAATTCTTTTTCGATATGAGGTCGAAATGTTTGAGGATTTTTAGGAACGATGGGATTGAATCCTTTTTAAATGTGAGTTTTGATGAAGATATTTTGCGTTTCCATCGAACAATTGATTATGAGGTGGAAAGTTTGATAGATAATGGTCGTCAATTTTTTTCGGATTCATTCGATTTTACGCTTGACAATGTTCATTCCTTTATAATATCAGAAGAAGCAAAGGAAAGATTTATCCAAGAACGGAAAACGGTTTTTACTGGAATAGTAGCAGAAATACACAGGGAAGTTCTTAATTCAATTCAGAGGGAAACTGATAAAGAAAAGATTGATAAGAAAATCCGTCAACTTTTTAACTTGGCTGATAAGGAAGTAAAAAATCTGGTGAAAGCCGAAGTTTTGAGTGCTTTTGACTTTGCTTCCATAAATTGCCTTAGAGCAATTGAGGAGCCTAAAAAAGAAGGAGACGATTCATGAGTTATGTATTGGTAGGTCCAGATGAGAAACCAATTCTCCGAAACAATAAGGAAGTATATGTACAGGATTTTACCAGTATTGTAAAAGGGGTCAATTTAGAAAAGCGAACCCTGACTATTATCGGTTCAGATGAAACCAGAGACCGAGATGGTGATATTATTAGGGTTAGCGGTTGGATTTTGGAAAATTATCTGAAAAATCCTGTTTTTCTTTGGGCGCATAATTATTCTTCAGTTCCTCTCGGCGCAACTTCCCAACTTATCCGCCGACGTAATCCTAACCGACTTGAGTTTAAAGACATTCGTTTTCCCACTGAAGGGCTTAATCCTTTTGCTGACATGATTCTCCAACTCTATGAGCAACAAATTATCAATGCTAGTAGTGTTGGGTTTTTGCCTTATAAATGGAATAAGTTAGAAAAGCCTGAAGGAGAAGATCCTCCCAAGGATGAGCCTTGGATGTGGCAATATGGTCGGGAATATATCAAACAGGAATTACTTGAACTTTCAGGTTGTCCTGTTCCTTCTAATCCTTCTGCTCTCCAAAATGCAATTAAAGGTTTTGCTGGTGATGAATTACTAACTCAAAACCTTCTTAATTGTTTTAATGCTGGTGGATTGGAGGATTTAAAGACGAAGGATGATATTCTGGAGGAACTCAGAGTTAAAGGTGAAATTGAAGTAATTGATGAAGAAAGACCTGTCCAAGTTCAAGTTCCAGAAAAACTTGAAAATGAAGAGGATGAAATAAAGGCAGTATGTGGTTCAAGAAACCTCCCGACTAATGATTCGGGGGAATGGGATGGGGCTGCTGCTCGGACTTCAATTGAAAATTGGGCAACCACTGATGGAAAAATCGACTTCTCCAAATATAAGAAAGGTTTTGTTTATCAAAAATCTGGAGTTAATGCCGATACTAAAGGGGCATATATTCTGCCATTTGCTAAAGTCATTGATGGAACTCTTACCGCGGTTTGGGGGGGCGTCAATAAGGCAATGGGTTCTGTTAATGGGGCTCGTGGTGGGGCTGACTTGGGAGATGATAGAAAATCTTGTTATAGTTTCTTAGTAGCCTATTACAAGAAATTTGACAAAGAACCCCCGACTTACAATGCAGAAGCGGAGTATGATGAGGAATTTCTTAAAGAAATTACGGAAGAACTCCCTGAAGAGGGTTTGAAACCATATCCCAATGAACATTCTTGCAGATTAAGAAATCCTGATGATTTTGAAAAGTTCCGCCGTGGTAAGCGTGAACATGATGGAAAAGAATATTCCATCATTTTTGGTAAGAAGAAAGGGGAAGATAGTTGGGCAGAACAGGCTTATCGCTATAATAAGGATACTTGGACTGCCTCCGAAGCTCGAAAACATTGTAAGGACCATAATGGCAGTTTTGAAGCGGCTACCGGAACTACTTCTATTGAAATATCTTTTACCTGTGAAGCTCAGGAAATGTTAAATTCAGTTCCCCAAGGAGTACAGGTACATTTGCATGGGGATTACAATGAGGAGGATGGAATTGTAATTTCCCAAATAACAAGAGGCTGTACCCTAGAGGAAGAAGGGGATGCTGAAAAGAGAATAAGGGAATTTTATTCAAATACATTTAATTTGGACCTCTCTGAGAAGGATTTTAATCTCAAAGAAAAGAGATGGATTGAGGGTGAAGATGAAGGAAAAGTAGTTATTTCTTCTTTCACTTTCAAAGAAGGAAGATTAGTTAAAACAAAAGAGGAAACATTTGACTCCGATAATAAACTTGAGGTTGGTGAAAGGGAGACCAAGTTTGAGTTAATTCTGAGTCAACAAGATAAAGAATGGTTAGCTGGGACTATTAAAGAGGAAGTCAAGTCCATGCTTGCCAAAATCCAAGAATTTTTGGCTAAGGCTCCCCTTGAAATTGAAGTTGAATCGCCCCAAGAAGATTCTCTCGGAATGGTGAAATTTCGAGAGGAAATGTTGAAACTCAAAAAAATCGCTAATGAAATTGAGGAGGTTGTTAAAAATGCCACACATTAAGGAATTGACGGACCTTGTCACTGGTTTGGTTTCCAGTGTTACTGGTTTGAAGGAAGTAGTGGAGAAAAATACTGCTTCGGTGGAGGCTTATAAAGAAGCAGCGGCCAAGGGTTTTCAGCTTCCGAATGATCCTGAAAAAGGTAAGGAAAATGCTGATGACCTGAGCATTTATGCTCCTTACGACCTTCTGGAACAAGGCAAACGTCTTACTGACGTTATTGCTCATCCGAGATACAGGATTAGTGAGCCTAAACGTCAGGAATTGGCCAAGTATTTTATCCTGCTGATTAAAGCAGGGGCCATGGGCGATTACAAGGCTAAGGACAAGTTCCGGGAAATTTATGGAGAACTCAAAGGGTCTACCATTGATATTGGTGACCCTGGCAATGCTTTTCCTCTTCCGGAACCTCTGGCCACTGAGATTTTGGCCTATGCCAGAGAAATGAGCGTGGTCTTGCAAAAGGCCCGCATGTGGAATATGACCTCAGATAAACAGGAATTCCCCGTTGAGACTGGCGGAGCTTCTGTGAACTGGGGCAATGAAACGATGGAGGGTGGCCCGACCATCAGTGAAGTGGAACTCTCGGCGGAAGAGCTTTCCAGCTATGCTACCGTCAAGAATACCACTCTTGCTGATTCTGTGTCGGACATCGTTTCATGGATTGCTGAAGTGATGGCCAATGCTGCCGGGTTGGAAATTGACAACCAGGCATTCAATGGCAGTGGAACCCCCTTTGCCGGCTTGCTGCTGAATGCTGGCAAATATGTTCAGTTCGGGGCTGGTGAAACTGGCTTTGATGACATTTCCTTTGACTATCTTTCTCAGGTTCTTGCCCAACTTCCTGGACGCCGGAAGATTGGTGCTCAGTGGTTCATGTCTGGGGAAGTCTTCCATTATGTTCGGGTTTTGAAAGACCTGAATGACCGTCCTATCTTCTTGGATAGTGTTCAGGCCGGTGACCCGACCGCTGCTGGTCAGACTGGTCGGATTCTTGGTTATCCCTGGAATGAAGTCACCAATATGCCTACCACTTCAGCATCAGCCACTCCGTTCATCATCTTTGGCAACCTGTTGAACTTTGTGGTAGGTCGGCGTTTGAACACCACTGCTCTGATGGTCAACCCTTATGCAGAGTGGAAGAAGAATCGCACATTGTTCAAAATTTATCAGAGATGGGGTATGAAGATTGCCCTTGCTGATAATTTTGTTCGGGTTCTTACCGCTGCCTAATTAATCGGGACTCTCCGGAGCCCTTAAGTTTAATTCAGGAGGAAATTTGAAATGGCTGCAACGGCTGATATTTACACCAAAAAGAAAGTCGGAGATATTGTCGAATATCCCGTCCTTGCCAACACCGTTATCTACGGCGGCACTTTGGTTGCTGTTGATGCTAACGGCTATGCTCAACCTGCTGCCGGTACATCTGGTTTTCGGGTCGTTGGTGTTGCCGAAGGTTCTGTGGATAACAATCCCGGTGCTTCCGGCGCCCAGAAGATTCGAGTCCGTCGGGATGGCATTCATCTTTTCGCCGCTTCAGGTTTGTCTCAGGCCAATGTCGGTGACATTGCTGAAGTCAGTGATGATATGACTGTTGTGGCTGCCGGGGCCGGTTCCAACAACATCAAAGTCGGTGAAATCGTTGAGTATGTTTCCGCTACCTCTTGTTGGGTAGACATTACTCGGGTTTCCTAACCTCTAATTAAGTAAAAGGAAGGGGTGGTTGAATGGTTCGGAAATTTACAGGTAGCAAAATTAAGTACCCGGTTAAGGCATCTACCACCATCGCCAAGGATGACTTGGTTGCCATAGATGCTTCTGGTTATGCTATTCCAGCTACTGATACCGCAGGCTTAAGGTTTGTTGGTGTCTGTGCTAAAGGAGTAGTGAACTCGGGTGCTAATGGGGCGAAAGAGGTGGAAGTCTACCGTACTGGCGTTATCAGTATGGCAGCCACCTCTATCACTCAGGCAATGGTTGGTACAACGATGTATGTTGTCGATAAGAATACCTTCGACAATACTTCTTCCAACCTCATTGCTTGCGGTACTCTTGTCAAAGTAATTTCTACTACTCTTGGTTGGATTTATATTGGCCTTGGGGGTCTTGTCAAAGCTGTCTCTGCGGAAGATGCCCATACAACCAGCAGAGAGGAAAATGTTGCTGGTTTGGCTTCTGCCATTGCTTTGTGTACTGAGATTCGGGCTGACATTATCAGTCACTTTGCTAATGAGACCAGGCACACTACCGCCCCCCATCCAACTACGAGTATTGGTGCCATTCCCACTACTTTAGCCACTCTGCTGGCAACTGCTGGGACATTGCTAACGTTATATGCTGCTCATAATGCTGATGTTATTCTGGCAAGTGGTTGGGCTTATCACTCTGCACAGGATACTACTCATGCACTAGTGAGCGCAGTAACCCCTATCACCTTGCAGGAAGCTGTTACCCGTCTCAATGACTTGAAAGCCAAGTACAATCTGCATGAAGCAGAAACGACTGGTCATGATAGTGTTGGGACAGTAACTGGTGATGAAGTTGCAGCGGATAATGCTGCTTACGGTGCGGCTATCAAGGTTTATGACAGCAAGATAGCCGCTAATGATTTAGTCTATTGGTCAATTATTAATGATGGTACTGGGAATGTTACTGGGGTGTCTGCGGTCGCCGGTGCAGGTTTTATTACCTTCACCTTTAATGCAGACCCTCAAAACGATGCCATCATTAGTTATCAGGCCGTTAGACTATAAAGAATTGTCTCTGCCGCCTGGTTAACCTTCTTGAAAAGTCTCCCGGGGGCACCGTTCCCCGGGAGCAACCCTTTGGCAAGGAGACAATAAAGATGTTAAGGAAAGAATGTAAGATGGTTTTTCCTGATAAAAAATACATTCTTTATTGTCCCAAAGGACACGGTAATTTTCCCATTTCTCAAATTTCTGAAGGAACACCAAGATGCCCAATTTGTGGGGAAAATTTACTTAAAACAGAAGGAGTAATCCGAAAATGAATGAAAATGTTCAAAAAATTTCTTATACATGTGAGAGATGTGGAAGTGAAGTAGTAATCAGTGGTAAAGGACTTGCTAATATAGTTTGTCCTGTGGTGGGTTGTAAAGGAAAAAAAGTTATTTTTAATGTGGATATAAGGCGTCGTCCACACAATTCAAAAGCTTGGGAAGTATGTCCTGCCCTTCTCCCAGTGGAAACCGGCTTTCATGAAGGTACAATCCTTTCCAGAGTTTATGAGATAGAAAGATTTATCTCAGAAGATGTAAAGGATGTATCTGAAGTAAAGTCCCCTGAATCCATAGCTCAATTTGAAGAAAAACTCGAGGAAAAACCTAAAAAAGAAAAATTACCAAAAAATCCGTTGCATAGGAGACTTCACAGGAATAATCCGGATAACGCAAAGAAAGAGTAAGGAAATCTTTAAATGAATTTAACAACTTTAGAGGAAGTTAAAGAATATTTGCGGACTACCGGTACTCCTATTTCAACAGATTTTGATGATTTAATCCAATTAACTATTATTCCAGCTATTAGTTCAGGAATTGAGAAGTTTTGTTCACGGATTTTTGGAGAGGGGACTTATACAGAATATCATGGTGGTGGAGTAGAAGTATTTTATGTAAAAAATCCACCGATTGTTTCTATTACTTCAATTTATCAAGATGAAGATTGGGAATGGTTAAGTGATAATTTGATTGATGCTTCAGAGTATATGAACTTTGTCAATTCTGTCGGTTATAAGAGCGGGAAATGGCCCTACGCCTTTCGTTCAATTAAGATTCAGTATATCGGGGGCTATACTTATCCAATGCCGGTTCCCCCAGGGTCACATATAGAACTTCCAGTTGATATTAGATATGCGGCTACCTTACAAGCAGCTTATGATTTTAAACGGAGAAAAGACTTAGGACTTCAAACTGTCTCTTTTCCGGATGGCAATATTCAAAAATTTGAAGTAGGTCCTTTACTATCGGAAGTAAAAGGTTATTTAGCTCCTTATGACTTAACGGAATTGACTTCATGAGTTATCAAAGGGTCATAACCAACATGGTTGAATTTGAGATGCAGTTATGGCCTCAGATAAAAAACATTGTGCGTGGACGTAGTAATGAATTATTAGGTTGGATAAAAGGGAGATTTTTGTCCCATAAAGGTCCTGTTAGTGTTAGAAGTAGGTCAGGGAGATTAGCAGATAGCGGAAGTGTTGTTGAACCTCGCCGTGTAGGATGGGTAATATTTGGCGGTGTGAAATATGATGCTCGAAATCCAGTAACAGGTTACAATTATGCTTATTCCCATTTTAGATTACCTGGTCAATCTGCAACGGTATTAATATTACCAAGAAATAAACAGGCTTTGGCAATACCAATTGAAGGTGCAGGAAAGACTTATGGTGGGACTACTTTCTCACGAAAAGGAATGCTTTTTGTCAGAAATTCTTCCGATCCTTTTGATTTTACACCGGTTGCAATTTTGAAAAAAAGTGTCTCTTATCCGAGAAGGATAGATATAGAAACATTAATTTATCCTTATATTATTCCGAGAATACAAGCTGATATAGCTGAAGTTTGTATGAAATTTAGAGGAAAATAATGGCAGATGTTCCGGTAAAAACTTTGGCATTACAAGTAGTTGGTCAAGCCCTTTCTACAATTTCTGAAATTAAAGAAGTGAATCGTTGGAGGAATGCTCCAGTAGATTTAGATGGAAAATCCTTTCCTTGTTTATTTTTTTATGAATTAGGGGAGGTTCCAAATCCCCGAAATCGTTTAATGATGAATGAAATACGTTTAATAGTGGATACTTATGTAGATGTTCCTGCACATGGATATGAAGATTTTTCCGATGAAATGGACATTTTGCAAGCTAGAATCCATAATGCAATATTTTCTTCTCAAAATAAGGATGTATTAAAAGGTTTGATTCTTGAATGTCAACAAGGACCAACGAAAAAAGAATATCCAAATGACATTAATGCTTTGTTGAGGATGGAGTTTTTCATAATTTATGGACATAACATGGGAAATGCTTTTTCTCATGTAAATTACTAAGGTAGGAGGGAAGGAAAATGCCGGAGGCTCCGAGTACTGACAATTATACTGTTCCAGGTGGAATTAAGTTGTTTGTAAACCTGGGCGATGGTGAGAGGGACCTGGGCAACATTGTTGAAATTGATTTGGAGCCCGGGCAAGACCTTCTGGAACACTTTACCAACCGTTCTGGAAAAAGAATGAAGGATAAAGAAATCATTCTGGAAGACAAACTCACCATTAACTTTACCATGGATGAACCCAACTTTGAGAATATGAGACTATTCTTCAGAGGTGGGGACACGGTTTTGGAGGGGGCTGGAACTGCTAATAAGGTTGACCAAAAACTTTCCCTGTCAGGTACTTCATTCATATCTGTTGGGGCTTATTATGGTCTTACCGCTGTGACAGTCCGCCAGTTCTTGGATTATTGTCTGTTGTATGATAATTCAATTGTTGGCTATGTGGACAATTCAATTGAGGCTGATTCTTTGGCCGGTTCTCCTTTTGAATTGCTTGCTGAAAGCACCGACTTCCTCTACTTTGGTAAACTTACCAAATTCCAAGAAATGTATATTGACCTGGCGGTCAATGGTAGTTACGGTGCTCTTACTTGGCAGTATCGTAAGAATGACAATACCTGGGCAACATTGACCACAGCAGGGGCTGGTGATGGCCTCGATACTGATGGCAAGGTTAACTGGACTATCCCGGTTGATTGGGCATTGTATGAAGTAAATGGTCATACTGCGTACTGGATTCGGGTGGCAGCGGCTTCGGTTACCACTCCTGCCACTTGTAACTGCGTCCGTCAAAATGGTGTGGCTAATACTGATTATGTCCTTGACCCTGGGGTAGCTTCTCCTAGTAGCCGTCAGGATGGTCGGGTTTCTCGAATTGCAGCCGGTTTCTTCGGTCCTGAAGAGGAAGTCAAAGTTTCTTTTACCTACGTGACCTGGGCTTCTCAAAAGATGGCTATTGCCGCCCAGGCTGCCATTGAAGGCGAGGTTCGTCTTGAATGTTTCCCATCAACTGGTCGTGGTATCCAGTGGGAAGCATACTTCGGGAAAGCTTCCATTAAATCGAAAGGGGCAATGAAACTGGATGACAAAACTTGGCTTCCAGTTCCAATGTCCATTGAAGTTCTGGACAATACCAATGTGGATCCCACTTATCCCTTTGGTTATTTCAGGAACTATGAGGATGCTACATAAGTAAGAGGGGAATAAAATGGGACCGATAATTACTCGTCCTGCTCCCTGTCCGCCTAAACCGGGGACTTGATAGGACTATTTTGGCATTAGTTTAATGCCATTAAATGAAGGGATAAGGTCATGGCAAAAGGCGGCAATAAAACTGAAGTGCAAGAAGGAATGGCAATTTTTTCGGAAATAAAAATTGGTGATTTAACCATAAAACCCTGGACCCTCAAGCAAGTCATTCGACTTACTTCTACTCTGAAGATAATGGTTAAAAATCTTCAGGCTAATGGTGTAGATTTTGCGGAACTAGACCGAAAATTAACACCAGACCTTATTGTTGACTTGCTTGAGGGTATTGCTCCAGTCCTTCCTGAGCTTATTGCAGTAACCCTTCGTCTTGAAAGTATAACTGAAGCTGAGGATATGGAATGGGGTAAAGCAACGGCTATTGGGGTGCAGATATTTGTTCTTAATTGGAATCACATAAAAAACTTTTTCGGCCAGATTCTTGGAGGGGTGGAGACCTTGAAGATGGCCGAAAAAACAGCGACTTCTCCATCACCCCTACAATAGCCTTACTTATTAAAGAGGGTCATAACTATGAGGATATAGTTGATGGGTATTCTTATGAATTTCTTGTCCTCTTAGTAAAGGCTGTTTTAAATAACAAAAAACTGGAGGCTCTTGACCATGCAATGGGTGTGCTGATAGCTGTCAGTCATGCTCTAGATTTATCATTTAACAGAGGAAAGGGGAAAATATTTGAAACATGGCAAAAGAAGTTGCTTGGGGAGACACCTGTAGCAACTTCTTCTTTTTCTAAATCAGGGAAAAAATTAATGTCTGAAAGATTTGAAAACTTTTTACATTCTATGCCAAGGAAAGAAAATTAATGCCGGCTGCTGGTACATTTGGTCAAATGTTAATTGATTTAGGGATAAACCTGGCTCCCTTAGTAGCAGGTTTAGATACAGCAAAAGGAAAAGTAACTGCCTTTGGCAATGAAATGAAGAATGTTGGGACTTCCATTAGTGGTGCAATTACTGGAACTTCCCAAGCATGGGCACAATATAGTGAGAGTATTAAAACGGCTCAAAGTGCTATCCAAAACATTGTCCATTCCTCTAACCAATTAATGATGACTTCTATGAGGTCTATATTGGCCGGTGGTGCAATTTTAGCTTTGGCTTTTTTTCCTACCAAAGAAGGTGCCGAATTTGAAAAGCAAATGTCCTTAGTTGCAGGTATAACTAAAGCTACTTCATCACAAATGAATGAACTTAGGGAAGCTGCTCTCCAGATGGGTAGAGAAACTGTTTTTTCTGCCACCCAAGCATCAGAAGCTATGCAGATTCTTGCCAGGTCAGGTCTTACGGTAAGTCAAATAGTAGGTGTTCTACCTTCAGTTATGTATATGGCTGCTGCTGGTCAATTAACTATTGCTGATGCCGCCAGGGTAGCTACAGAATCAATCCATGCTTTTAATTTGTCGGCCGTTGATTTTGCCCATTTTACAGATGTGATGGCCAAAGCTTCCACTTCTGCTAATATGGGGATAAGTGATTTTTCAAATGCTATGCGTTATGTAGCACCTATGGCTCGGTCCGCAGGAATGAGTGTTGACGAGACAGCGGCAGCTATACAGGTACTTGCTAATGCTGGCATAAGAGGTTCGATGGCCGGTACTACCTTGAGAGCTATATTACTTCGTTTAACAGATGATTCCAAAACATTTATTGATAATTTTAGACAAATGGGGGTATTGGTAACAGATACAACAGGGAAAATGCGTCCCTTCATAGATATTTTATCTGATATGGCCAGAGTTAATATGACCATAACCCAAGCTGGGGGAGTTTTTACTGCTCGTTCCGCCGCCGGTGCTGTAGCCTTAGCAGCTGGTTTGAATGATTTGAAAAGATTTGCTTATGAGAATCAAAATGCAGCCGGGGAAGCTAAACGACTTGCTGATGTGGTATTAAATAATTTAGTTGGTTCATTAGCATATTTAAAATCCTCCCTTGATGCTTTATTTATCTCTCTAACCGCAAAATTTCTTCCATTTTTTAAGACATTAGTAGACCTTGCGTCTTGGCTTGTTAATCTTGGAGCAATAATTATAGGTGCTGTTGCACCACTTCAATTTTTATCCGCTGGTATTTTATCAGTAATAAGTGTGGTTGGTGCATTTATTTTAGGGATAGGCGGATTAGGGATTGCCATATCGGGTTTAATGAGACTTGTAGGTTATTTAGCTGGAGGATGGGAATATTTTTCAGGTGCAGCTATTAAAGCTGCGGCTAGTGCTACTGCTTTAAAATTAGCAATGACACCGCTTGGTAGTTTAATTAATGTAGTTAAAGCACCATTTCTTGCTTTGGTAACAGCCCTTGGTGGAGGCTTAGTATTTACTGGGATTGTGGCAGCAATTACCGCCCTTGCTTATGTACTTTATATTCTTGCTACCGCTTCCGATAGGGCCCGTGAATCGGCTGTAAAACTATCAACTGAATCTACTAAAAATATAAAAGAATTTGATGAACTTACTAAAAGTCTTGGGAAGACTCAAGTTGGTACGTCTGAACATGAAAGGTTAATTGTTGAATTAATTGGAAAATATCCAGAATTATCAGGTCAACTCAGACTTGCTAACCAGAGTTGGAAGGAACAACAAGATATTCTTAATAATTTTAGAACAAAATTATTAGTGGATGAATTAGAAAAGGGAGTAAAAGCAATAACCCTACTTATAATTCAATTGGATAGGCTTGAGAAAAAACAGGCAGCACTTAGAAGGGAGGCAGAAGCTCCACAAGAAGTACCTCTGACTGAAATTGATATAGGTCCAGCTATTCAAGCTATGAGGAGACCAGAAGTTATAAGAGAACAAAAGGAAACAAACGATAAAATTCGTGCTGATTGGGCAACTACCAGAGTTATTATTCAAAGAGAACTTGATTCAATAGATTGGAAAGCCCTTGGTCAAAAACCCCTTGATATAGTAACTTCCACCAGAGGAGAATTTGAAAAATTATTTTCCAGTAGTGAGGATAGTGTTAGGAGAATTACTGACCTTTGGGCAAGTCAGAATAGAACAGTTAAGGATCAACTTGATTTGTTAATGAAGGTTACAGCAGAACTTCGGGAACAGGAAAAAATCAAAGAGAAGCCAATTGATATTAAGGACTTCCAAGAAGCCCAAAATACAATTAAATTTCTTCTTGGACAACTTAATGCAAACTTACCTGCTGATGTACCGGATGAAGTAAAAAAGCAGATGGAAAATACAGTAGAATCCATGATTATTCCCCTGGCTGAACTTGGACCTAAAGTTAGAAAAGAAGTAATTGATTCCTTTTTGAAACTTTTAGCGGAGGTAAAGAAAGTTGGGTCTGCTTCTGATGCTTCTTTTGGGGATTTATTAATTAGACTACAAGTTATTGCTAGTAAATGGAATGATATAGTAGCGGAAATGAGTAAAAATGTTCCTATTATGAATTATCCAAAAAATCTTGGAGGTGTTGAGTGGGATAAATCAGCGGAAAGGTTTAGTGTTTCCGGAGATAAGATGTCTAGTGTAATGACCGCTGTCAATATAGCGGTTGGGAAGTTTACTAATACCACTCCAAATATGGTTGCCGCTATTATAGCACAGGAAAGCAGTTTTAAACAATATGCAGTTAGTTCCGCCGGTGCTCTTGGCTATATGCAATTAATGCCTACAACTGCTCAACTAATGGGAGTTGAATTTGGAAAAACAAGGGCAGAATTAGAAGCATATACCACAGAATTTCAGAAACTTTCTAAAGGATATAAAAATGGTACAGTAAGTCTGGAAGAATTTAATGCAGGTTTGGAAAAATATAGACAAGTTATGGCTCCAGCTTTTGATGTTACTACTAATATTGTGGCAGGGACAAAATATTTTAGTCAACAATTGGCTAACTATCCCAATCAAATAGACCAGATTGCCAAAGCCCTTGCAGCTTATAATGCCGGTCCAGGAAAGGTGCCTTTGCTTGGTCCTCTAGATTTAACAAAATTTAAAACTGAGACACAAAAGTATGTTCCAGCCGTTATAGAACTTATGAATAGAATGTCCAAAGGAGTTGGATTTGAATTATATGATGAGGAAAAGGCCAGGAAAGAAGTTGCAATTGCCAAGGATACCTTTCAGAAAGTCAATACTATGAGGCAATCTGGAGCAATTGCAACTGAGGAATCTATTGCTGCAAGAAGCGCAGCTTTACAAAGAGAAGTATATGCTGAAAGGATGGAAAAAGAGGCAGCCTTAGAAAGGATTAAAAGGGCCCCTGCAACTATGTATTCTGATTTAGAAATTAGAAAAGCTCAAGATGCTCTTGATAATGTTAGAATGGCTGGTGAAAAGAAAATAAGGGAATTTAATTTAGAGGCTGCTAAAGAAAGGTCACAGTTGACAATTGCAGAACTTGAATTAAGAATCACCGCAGCTAAAAATGAATTATCTGCGGCTGAAAGCACTTTTAAATTACATGAGGCACAGGCCGATACTCAAAGGGAAATTTTGTCTACTCAATTAGCAACGGGAGCTAAAACAGGTGCTGAATATGCAACCGAAGCCATCAGAATACAAAATAGACTTTATGAGGAACAATTAGCAAACCTTAACAGAAAATTGGAACTTGACAGATTAACGGCTGAATTGGAAGAAAAAATAATTGAAGCTAAGAGGAAATCACAAGTAGAAGAAATTACTAATGCCCAATTAGCTCAATCCAGGGAGAAGGCTAGACTACAAGAAAAGAAGGATTTAGATGATATTGCAATATTGCTTGATAAAAATAGATTGGCACAAGAGAAATGGCTTCAGAAGGCGGTGGAATATAGGAGGGAATTGGTCGGAATTGGGGTTGATTTGGTTGGCAAAACTGCTTGGGGCCCCATACAAGAACGCTTTGCCAGTTTACTAAGGAATGCTAAGGAATTTTCTGACCTTGGTGCCAGAATTGGCAAGATGGAAGTTCCAAAAGAACTTGGTCCTGGTGGACTTATAAAGCCCCTTGAAGCTGACCCAACTATGTTGAATATGATGAAGGAATTTCAACAAGCTGCCCAGATGTTAGGGAGTCCTTGGGCCCAACCTTTAGCTGATATAGTTCAAGAACTTGTTAATGGTGTATCACCAGATAGATTCCTTGAAATTAGAAACCAATTGCAATTTCAAATTGTTCCACAAGTTAAGGCAGAGATAGATTTACAAATTAAGTATAAAGAGCAGATAGATAATGTGGTCAAGGGCATTACAAGCGGGATAACTGATATTATTGATGCTATGTTGGAAGGAGGACAAGACCTTAAAACTTCAGCTAAGAATATGTTTAAAGCTATTTTTAAAGCAGGTATAGAACCTGGCATAAAAGAACTTACTCAATTACTGACCAATGCTTTAAGGTCTTTGTTTGAAACAGTAGGGGGTGCTGTTGCGAGTGCATTAATAACAGTGGTTGGCTTAATAGGAATGGCCCTTTTCTCTGGAGGAACATCTTCTTTTACTCCATCTGGAGTTCAATCTCCAGTAACTGCCCATGAAGCGGTAAGGGGAGTTGTTGCTGGGGAAACCTCTGTTGCAATTGCTGAAATTGGGGTAAGTCTTCAAGATGCTTTAGTTTCAACTAATGGAATTCTTTTACGAATTGAAGAAAATACCCGTGGTGGTTTATTTGGTACTGGTGGTGCCAATATTAATGTAACTATTAAAGGTATTGAGGAAGCAGTAAATCAAGCAATTGAACAATATATGAGGGATTATTTAATGTTGGGTGCCCATTAATGAAAAATCAATTTTTCAAAATGTTCGGTGGACCGGAAAAATTTGATTTGTGGCTTACACAAACTGCGGAAATATTAGCTAAACCTATCTCGTTGCCGCCATTAGTAGTTCCTTTTATGATGCCTGGAATGTTTCAATTGGACAAACCACATGAAATGTTAGATTGGTTGATTGAACAATTGGAACAACAAGGTGTTTGGGAATATACTATTAGGCGAAATTATGAACAATATGAAATAATTGATGGGATTTCTGGTCATATAGTAGAGACTATTTCAGTTGATGAACCAGATTTGGATTTATTTCTTAAAAAATATGGAATTCCTTTATGAGTATTTTAATTCCTAAAATGCCTCATGTAGGTGGAGGCTGTATGATTACCTTTGTTGGAGACAATCCAGACCAGGCGGTATATTGGGAGTTAGTTTCGATAGATCCTGCAACTGGTTTTGAGGGTGCTCCTCTAGGAACTTTAAAATGGGATAAAACCAAAACTGATGGTGCGGGATTAAGTGTTAATCCTTATTTTGCTCCACAGACAGTAGAAGAAGGTTGGCATGATAGAGTAAAGGTGCGATGGGGAAATGCTTAATTTAATTTATACATCTTCCAAAACTATTACTCCTTTTAGTGGTTATTGGAACAATACTCATATTTGTTATTTAAAGACATGGGATGCTATGTTATTCCATGAGAGTTATATGCTAAGATATACTAGTAAATTATTTCGAGACGGTTCTTTGGCAAAAATGATTATTAATCCTCCATCTACCTATTTTCTTTTTAGCCGAGTTTATGGACGTCATGCTTGGCTAGAAGCCTCTATGAATAGAATTGCAGTTTTGGCAGCGGATGAAATAATGGGATATAATATAGAGGAAGTAATAAGTGGAAGTTGGGAAGCTGACACTTATTCCCGGAGACCAGGAAATTTTATTGATGATGAGGCCGGGATAGCCATTACTTGTTATTATAGTAGTATTTTACGTTTTTGGGATTTGTCCACTGGTAATATGATTGCAGAATTAAATTTGGGTACCGGAACAGGGATTCAATATGACCATTTAGCTTGGGCTGGTTATCATAGAATAGTAGCTATTGATTATACTACTGGCAAGGTAGTTTTATTGGATTATATTGCACGGATAATTATATGGCAAACTAGTATTAGTCCTTGCATTCTGGCCGCTTATGATTGTGTTCATAACCTAGTAATTACTATTCAATCAGACCATAAAGTTAGAGTATATATTATGGAGGCAGTTCCTTATACTTTGCAAGCACCTTATTTAGTTCCAACTGAAACCCATCTTCATCGTTTGACGGGAACAGTGGTTAAAACAAGATTAACTGGCGACCAAGGGGAAGTTATTCCAAATTATTGGATTCATTGGTCTCTCCTTGGAACTCCCATTGGAAGTTTAGAGAAGGAGCGTTCTAAAACAGATGAAAATGGTTATGCTGAAAATTATTATTTCGGTCCTGAAGTTGGTTTAGGATCTGATACAATTAAGGTAAGAGTGGTAATCTAATGGCTTTATGGTTACAAGACACAATATCTCCAATTTTTCAATATCGGCCATATACTGGTTCTGGATATCTTGGAATTGTTTGGAATCCATGGTTGATTACCCCACCACGTATTTATCCTGAAAATGTTCTTAGTATTCCCCATTTCTTTTATGAGCCATCAAATGATTATATAGTGGCCTATATTTGGTTTAATTGTATTGAATGGCCTGGTTTTACATTTGAATGTTTAGTATGGAGGGCTTCTGATTTTTCTTTTGTAGGAAGAGCTACAGCAGGTTATATTGCTGGACAATGGGCCAATCATGCTGGTGTAGGTAGTTACAATAAAATTTATACAACCCAAAAAGTATCTACTGAAGTTCAGGAAGTTCCATGGAATTCATTATGGTGGCTTTCTGGAATGTGGAAAGTTGATCCATATACTTGGACTCCCCCATCGACCTATATTTATGCTGTAGTAAATAGAGAGGATAGACTTTTTGTAGGGATTGCTGGAGGAATGTTGGATGTTTGGGATATTTCTGGTACTCCCACTAGACGGTCCCGTTTACGAATATCAGGTCCTTATTTAGGATATTTAACTTATGAGAACCGAGATTATTGTTGGATAATTACCAGTACAGGAGAGATTTCTAAAGCCAATTACCGACGGGATCCTCCCCGTTGGGAAATGTTCAGTACGGTTCAAGATCCTACTCCTGATGCTATAAATTATCTTATAACTTTTGATACCCGACGCAAACGAGTAATAGTATTAAGGCAATTACCTGATGCTGTAGACGGGGCTTGTCGAAGTCAATTTGAAATTTATTATCCCATGTATAAGGTAGTTGGTCTTACAGACCCTGTTCCGGTATCACGGATTAGAGCAGGAGATAAAGCCTCTTTTGTAGCACATTTATATGGAGATAATGGGGAGGGAGTTACTCCATTTGTTATTGATGCTGAAATGACCCCACCTGTGGAAGGAGTTTTGTTAAATCCTTTTTCTACTTCTGAATTGAATGGCTCTACCTCTTTTCGTTATCAGACTCCTGATGACCAAGGATGTGAAGAAACTTTAGTACTAGAAAGCACTATTACTTGGGGGGAATAATGGCTGAATTAACTTCCCAAACGACTTTTGAAGTGCAAGAACCAATTGAAACCTTTGAAGAAACCGCCGACCTGATTCTTCTTCCGGAGAATACTGGTACGGAAGCTTCTAGAGAATTACATTATCCATCAGATATTTTTCCTCCAATTATTTATGAGAGTTTCCCGGATAAATATGAAAATTTTGATACAATTCCCTTAACAGCCCGTCCACTTTATCAGACGGAAATGACTATTGAAGATAGTTTAACTTCCAAGTGGCCAGGTTATTTGAAAGACCGTCCTGTGAAAGAGACTTGGTCTGGTAGAGATAAAGTTTCCAGAATGTCTGCTTATTTCTTTCGGCGTTTATGGGAGTATTTTATTAACCCGCCAACTACTGGTTATATTGAATGGTATCCTAAAGACCGTACTACAAAGGGTTATTATGTAGTAATAGAAGGACTTCAGGTGGGAGGAAGTGATACAGTAATATTTGATTATTATGCTATGCACAGTGGTTATATTCCCGCTGAAGTTGTTTTAACCATGAGAATTATGGGAGAAATTCCGTAATGAGAGAATTACCTAATAATTTAGAGGAAGCGCAAGGAACCTTCCCAAGACGACCTGCTTATAAGATTTATGCTTATGATGGAAAAGTCAATACCATTGGTCAAATTGTACGTGGTGAATTTACTCAAGGTCCTTTAGACCTTACTCCTTATTGTACTAATATTTCCTGGACTCCAAAGATGTTCAAATTTACTCTTTCAGACCCAGAAAAACAATTCCATCCAGATACCGGAGAATATAAGAACTATATAGCTGATAAAGCAATTATTAGATTGAAAGAAGGAGATTCTAGAGTCAATGAAAGTGAATGGATGTGGACTTTTACTGGACAAATCCGAGGTCAAGTGGGGTGGAAGAAGATTCGTTCTAGCAAAACCCTACAAACCCAAATAAGTGTCTTTTCTAGAGAAAATGCTCAATCCTTGCAAAGACGTAAAATAACAACAAGAGAATATACAGTTGGTTCAGAATTAGGTGTCATGTTACAAGATATTTGTCAAATATTTGTGGATATTCAGGCATCGGAATTACGGGTTCCACCAGTATTAGGTCTTCAATTACGCCATCGGGTTAATCAATTGGTATTGATGACTCCTTGGGAATCTATAACTATTATATTAGGAACAGTAAGTAAAATACCATATTTTGATGGTGAAGGAAAACTTTATAGCCTCAATAAAAATATGAATAGGTCTGTAGACCGTTATCTACCCGATTATATCAGAATATATAATTATGAAATTCCTGAATACAATGCTGATGGTATTAATAAAGTAAAAGTAACATTTTTAGATGCAGAATTGGAAAGAGTTGATGGACCAGTCCAGAAACTTGGTGAAGCACAGGTAACAACTGGCTTCTTTTCTATGCATGAGAAACTCGAATGTTGGTGGTCTGAAGACCATAAACAAAGGGCATATAATACTTGGATGAAAATCATCAAATCTGTAAATTCTGGAATTCTGCCAGTAGGAACAGAACGTTACGTTGAGGTAGATGTATTTCATGGTGAAATCCATGTAGATATTGCTATATGGGTACCTATCCTCTATTCAGTTCTTGTCTTAATTTATCTGGCAGCGGCTTTTTATACACCGGATAAAACTGAATCAAATAGTACAAATATTATGCCTTGTTTTGGGGAAGTTGTACTTGGGGCTGTCGTTATGCCTTCTGGTTCAATTATGGTTGGCGAAGTTCCGGGCACAGCATGGACAATTCCAGGACCTGGTAGTATTTTACAAATGGCTGCTATGGCTGGAATATTTGCTATTACAATGTCAATGGGGTCAGCCCAATACGAAATATGGGGGACACCTTTTGATTATGTTTATTTAGAACGTCAATCTATTGCTATTGAAGATGGTCTTAATTATTGGGAAGAAAATGAGAAAGAGATAAAGAATGATTTGATTGGAAGTTATGAACAAGCAGATACTTTAGCAATAACGGAATTGATTTGGGAAAAGAGTAATACTCTACCAAGACAATTACTTTTGGATGATGATTTAGCTATAGAAATCGGAGACATTCTTGGTCTTCCAGACAATCGTAAATTCATTGTTACTGATATGAGTAAAACAATTAAAAGAGGGGAGATACCAATCCTTACTCTTACTGGTTGTAAGGTGTTGACCGCATGAAGAAAAATGAATTTATATGTGCTGATAAAGTAGAATTTGCAGAAAATGGGAAATTAAAGAAAGGAACCTTTGTTTGTCCTAATTGTGGGTCATTGATGAAATTTATAATACCAACAATGCAAGAAATTGAAATATTGCGTCTCCGATGGAAAGGAAATTCAATTAAAGAAATTGCTGAATCTCAATTTTTATCGGTAAAAACCATAGAAAGTCACATGACTAATCTTAAACGAAAGGTTGGTTGTAGAGACATAGGAGAATTATTTAGGTGGGGGTTGGAGAAAGGTGTTTTGAATTGTGAAAATAAAACCACTCAAATGGAGTAGAATGAAATCTGGGGTTCTTAATGGTAGAATTGAAGGATTCCCAGCAATTTTAATAACAGTGGCTTATCATACAGGAGAGAAAAGGTACTTTGTATCTCCAAAATTTCCCGGAAATAAAACAATTCCGGTGAGAACACAAGTTGAAGGGATGCGAATTGCAGAAAAAGTCTATCTTGAGTTTGTAAAGGCATTATTAATATGAGCCTTAGAAGAATCATTGATTGGAGTATTGCTCAAGCATCTGGAGACCTTGTTGGTCTTATTGCTTCACCATTTTATCAGTTCTATGCTGATGGTTCCAATTGGATGTGGGCTTGTGATGTTGATATTGGCGAAGAACAAGTCCTTCGGATGGTTCCAGTAGCTTCTAATAATCGGGAACTTATTTATGCAGAACAAGGAAAGGCAGTTGCTCTTAGAAAAGTTAATGATGGTCGGTATGTAATTTCTGGTTTATCAAAAACATCAAGGGGTTTTGGTCATATTATATATGTGACTTTTGAAGAGGACTTAGTTCGTAAAGTTAGGGAAGCTTGGTCCGGTCTTTTGGTTCGTCCATTAACTTATGGCGAACTTGGTTCACTGTGTGGAGAAGGTTATGGTATTCTACCTTATGGATCACAAGGTAGATTTACAGCTTCAGGGTCATTTGTTGAATTGATTCCATTAGAGACGGAGTAAAAGTCATGGAAGAGGTCCCGCTATATACTTCTTTTGCGGTAGGAATGTCAGATTACATTACCCGTCATAATGCAAATTATTCCATGATAAAAACTTATCTGGAACAATTGCTAGGGCAAGTAACCGGACAATCTGGAGGACTTGCAGTTCCTTATGGTCTAGCAGAAATTTTAGACCGTCGTGGAATTATTGGAAAAGGCTCTTATGATTTTAGTGAAGGTACATTAACTGGTCCTTCATATAATTTGGCAGTAGCAGGTGGGGCCTATATCTCTGGATTTCGGGGGACTTTCTATTATAGCTCAGGTACTGTTCAACTTAGTATGGCAGGAAAGTCTACCGGAACTTACTATGTTAATTTAGATGGTTCTGGGGTTCCGATTATTAGTGCTAGTGCTGATACAACCACCACTCGTCAATTCTCATGGGACTCTGTAACTCATATAGTGGATGATAAAGCCCTTTATACCGGAGTAAACATTCTTTTTGATGGCGATGATTATGCAGATATGCTTACCTCTGCGGCCAAGGCTAAAACTTTTGAGAAGGTTGCAGACCGCTTTGAGGAACTTGAAGAAGGCCAGGACATGTTTGGTGGTTACTATGCTCAAGATTTGCCTCATAGTGGATTAAATTTTAAGTATAAGGGTGGGAAAGTTCGTAATGATTCTGATTTTTATACTACACCAGATGGTCAGGTTGCTCTGACTGATGACCTTTTGAATTACATAGAACTTGACCCAACTGATGGAACCATCTCAGCAAATACTACTGGCTTTACTTCTGGTCAAATTGGTCTCTACACGGCGGTTGCTGCCAGTGGTGCAATTACTACCGTTGTTGATTATCGCACTCCTGCAATTGCTGGGACAGGTGGGGGAGGTGGTCATACTCAGGGTACCGACCAAGGAACAACTTATCCCGAATTTGTCATTGATTCTGATGCAACCGGTTCTCCTACTGGAAAAGCAGGTATTGTAGTAGAGAATGGAGACGACCCGAATGCGAAATTTGAATGGGATAGAGACACTGGTAAGTGGCGGTGGACAGACGATGGTGGTACAACTTGGCATGATATTGACGAAGGTATTGTTGACCTTGGTGTTCAAGCCCTAACTCAATATATTGGAAAAGAAGACCCAGATTTAGTTCTTGAAGATTTGGCCCGTGATTCCTCAAGCGATTATGAGGATATTGACTTTAGTTCCTATGTAGAAGCTCCATTAGGAGTTGAAGCCGTTGCTCTCAGAGTACAATTTTGGGATTCTGCTCCAGGTTCTAGCGTTAAAATCCTGTTCAAAAAGAAAGGCTCATTCAGTTCCCCGCCAATGGCTTTCACAATTTGGTCGGATGATGACAATTTAGAAACTATTATCTTACCAGTGGATGATGATGTAATTGGTCAATTTTTTGTTTTTGCCAGTGGGGTTGGAACTGCCAATGTTAGAGTTTGGTTACAAGGATATTATAAGAAGGTTACCGGAGTTGGAACTCAAGATAGAACTTTTGTTAAATCTGGAATAATTGTTGCTGCGAGTGGTAATACCCAAACTAATGCTATTGATTTTCTAAATCGTGGTCTTTGTCATTATTTGAAAGTGGAAGAGACTGGGGGTTTAGTAACTGGGACTTATAACATTGAGATTTTTGCCAAAGATACATTTCTAGCTGCGGATTTGCTTTATAAGGCTGAATTAATAAATCCGGCCGAAGACTTTGAGGATTGGTTGCCTTTTTGGGTCAATGATGCTGATGAAACCAGTGAGTTGCACGTCAAGATTACGAATAACGATACAGGTAATCAAGGTACATATACTGTAACACTCAAATGTGAGCAATTCGCTTAAAGGAGAAGGACGATGGCCAGAGAATTTATAGATGGTTTTGAATCAGGTGGACTTGGTTTATGGAATGTTACTATTGCCGGAGGCAAACCAGTAATAATTTCTACGTCCGGACTTGATATGGACGGAAGTTATTGTGTTGATATGAATACAGGTAGTAGTGCATATCTACAAAGAGGAATGGTGGCTGCATCAGAAAAATATTTTGCTTTTAGGTATCGCCCAGCAAATTCTTCTGCTGGCATTTTAATTTGGGTTTATAAAGATGCTACCTGTATTGGTCATCTACGCCGTTATACGGTTACAGGAGTAGTTCAAGCTTATGTTGGTACCTCTTCACTTGTGGCTTCAGGTACCATTCCCATGTCAATAAATACTACTCATAGAATTGAACTTTATTATAAAATTGCTGATTCAGGTGGGCGTATTGTAGTTAAGATAAACGGTGTAATAGATATTGATTTTACTGGAGATACCAAACCCGGGGCTGATACTACTATGAATTCTGTATATCTCGGGGGTGTTCCCGCTATGGCCCCTTATTGTTATTTTGATAATCTTGTTATAGATGATGCTGCTTATCCTGGAAATACCAGGATTCAAGGAATTGTTCCAACTGGAGCTGGAAATCTTACCCAATGGACACCATCTGCTGGAAGTAACTGGGACTGTGTAGAAGAAGTTCCGCCTTCAGATACAGATTATGTATCTATAAATTCCGTAGACCAAGTTGACCTTTATGGAATGGGTAGTCTTGTTGGTTCAATAGGTTCTATCCAATGTGTACAAGTACAAGCCAGATGTGTAAAAGAAGGAACCCCTACACCACAGAATATTCAGTTGGCAGTTAGGTCTGGTGGTACAAATTATTTCAGTGGTAATAAAGCAGTACCTACTGTTGTTGGTGCTGTATGCAATTTATGGGCTGTTAATCCTAATACCAGCAATCCTTGGACCCAATCCGGGGTAGATGATATGGAAGCTGGAATTAAATCGGTGACCTAAAATGGCAAACCAAATAGATGTTTACCAATCACATTCTCAGGTGGAGTTTGATGATCCACCTTTGATGAAATCCACCCAAGTTATTGCACAGGTGGAATTAACTCCAAATCCTGAAGGGATGTATGTTTATCAAAATATTGTTCAGGTAGAATGGGAAGAATTTGTCAGTTTCCGTATTTTCCCTGTTCCTCCTCAACAAAGGCAACTTCAGAGTCAGGCCGGGAAAAGAACATTTCCAGTGGTTATATAAATGAAATGGAAAAAAGTAAATTAACCTTTTATGCAGCAAAAAAATTTTCAATAACTAGGAGAACTATATATAGATGGATTGAAAGTGGAATATCTTTATCTGAAATAGAAAATAAAATGAGAGAAGCAGGAAGTGATACTTTATTAAAACCATCAGTTGTCGCAAATAAATTTAATGTCTCTATAAATGTTGTTTACGGTTGGATAAATAGAGGGAAAGTTGAATCATTTAGACTTTTTTTTGGGATACTTCGGGTTAAGAAAAAAAGTTTATCTAATATAAAGTAAGGAGGACATAAAATCATGGAGGCATTTGGACTTCACCTTACTTTAGATGGTTATAACTGTAATTATCAAAAAATTACGGACTTGGATTTGATTTATTCTTTTTTAGATGAAGGTCCTGATATAATAGGAATGACCAAGATTATGCCACCTTATGTTTTTAAGTATAGTGGAAAAGTACCTGAAGATTGGGGACTTTCTGGTTTTGTTCTCATAGCTGAATCCCATATTAGTATTCATACATTTCCAGAAAAAACTTACCTTAGTTTAGATATTTTTTCATGTAAACTATTTGATACCCTTAAGATAACAGATTATATTAAAAACTTATTTAATATCGGTCACTATGAAAGTAACCTTCTTGATAGAGGATTGGAGTTTCCACGAAATCCAAAAACAGTAGAGGAAATTCTAACAAAAGAACGAGGCAAAATGGTAGTAGGAGGTTTAAAATGATTAATGGAATCAATTTATCTGTATTGGATACTTTTATAAGTTTTGGGGAGGAATGGGATGGAACATATTTATCATCTATGTGCCGATCATCAGAACCTGGCCTGGTTTGTCTTGGCATTATTCGTGCTGGCAGGATTTGGAATCGGATTAGGAATTAAAATGATTTTTCCTATGTTGTCAAAAATGTTTAGGCAGGTGAATGTAAATGTGGGTACTTCACCTGCTCACAAAGAGCCATTGGATTTAGATGGCCCAGCATGTCTGTATCCCTGCCCAGCACACGAGGCATTCCATAAGTTTGTGGTGGAGATACAGGCACAGCAGAAAGCGAATATTTCTGCTTTGACTGAGCTTAGACTTCACCAATCGGCCAATGAGGAAGTAATTGCGGAATTCAAGAGACAGCAGGGTAAGATGTGGGAGAAACTGGACGCAATCCCAGTAGAATTTGGGGTGGTAAAAGGGCAACTTGGAGAGATTAAAGGTTTGGTTACGGCACTTCATAAGTTATATTCAACGAAGGAGTAGAACAAGAGACTACTCAGTAGGAGGTTTTATGTCAGCAAGGTTTGAGGTAACCGCAAATCTGAATGTCAGAAGTGGTCCAACCACTGACAGCGAGGTCTACGAGACACTGGTAGCAGGCAGAATCGTGGACGAGGCCGAGATTCCAGTAGAATGGTGTCCTATAGAAATGGAGGACAATACCATTGGCTGGATAAGCAGGAAGTATTTGCGTGAAGCTGGGCCAGATGTTCCTGAGCCTGCCGAAAAACCAGGTGCTGCTATCACCGGGAAAAAGGTTGTCAGTAAAGCCATGACTCAGAACAAAGATCCTTATATCTTTGGATATGAGGTGGACCTGGATGACCCCAACCCAGACGCATTCGACTGTTCGGAACTTGTGCAGTGGGACTGCCACCAGCTTGAAATTTCTCCGGAGATGCCAGATGGAGCAGCCAATCAATACGAACACTGTAAGAAATATAACACCATAATTCCAATCGACGAGGCCGTGAGAACCCCGGGGGCCTTGCTGTTCAGAATCACACCTGATGGCAACCATGTTGTCATTAGCCGTGGTGATGGCAGTACCATCGAAGCCAAGGGTAAGTATTATGGTGTAGGAGTCTTCTCCACAGCCGGGCGGGATTGGACCGCAGGGGCACTTATTCCTGGAGTATCATATAACTGATAGTTAGGAAGATGGTGAGATTATGTCTCCCAAATGTGCTATGGATAAGGAATGTTCAATAGCAGATGAAATGGCTAAAATGACCCATAGATTGCTTTGGGTAGATATAGCCAGGGAAATAACCCGAAATCTTATAGGGTTGGTTACAGTTCCAGGCATAATCTACCTATTATATAAATTTGTGGAAATGGCTCCACCGGATGATAAGATGAATATAATGTTGCTGGTCATCGGTTATCTTGGTGGCTTGGCAACTGGCATTTGTACCTGGTATTTTGGAGGGGCCATGCGGTCAGCGGTACAGCAAGCTTTAACCCAAACAAGAGGAGGAACGCCTAATGTTACAGAAAGTCCGCCAAATGCATCTGTTGAGGTACCTGTGGTTCCTACTGTTATTGGTGTTGGTACTGGGTTGTCCCCCGAAAGCAAGTCAACAGCCGGGAAGCCAACCCCAGGTCCAGTCGGCTGAAGCGGTAGCACTTAAAACGGTGACAATGGCATTTGACGCTTACGATTTGGCAATGTCTTCATTAAGGACATTGGAACAACAAAAGGTTATTACCACAGCCAAATATACTGAAATTAAAGATAAATTTGGCTGGCCTTGTTGGAAAGCTATTAAGGCGGCTGATATTGCGGCTAATGCTTGGGTATCATCCAAGAATGCCAGCAATTATGACAAAATGAATGCAGCTTTTACCGCTATGTATGATGTCCAGAAACTATTGAATACTCAAGTTACACAGCTTCAAGGAGGGAAATAATCATGGGAGGTCTTGAAATTGCGGCATTGATTTTCAGTCTGGTCTCAACCTATGGTCCCAAAGCCATGGAAGTTTACAATGATTGGAATAAGGATGTCAGTGGTGAACCCACTGCTGAAGATTGGGCCAAACTTCAAAAAAGGATTGATGACCATAATCCAGACACTTATTAACCGAATGGAAATAGGGGACAAACTGAGAATGAATGTTTGTCCCCTATTTTATTGTCAGTTACATTATTTACCATCCTTCTGAAAAGCCCTTTTAAAACTATTGTGCATTCTGAACTGCACAAAAGTTCTTTCCGGAACTTGAACAGTTTCTCCAGTTGCAGGATTTCTTCCGGGTCTGCTTTCCCTTACCCTCAAATAGAAGGTGCCAACCCCTTGGATTCTTACTTCTTTGTCCTTCTCCAAAGCCTTGAGAAGACAATCCCCGAATTTCCCCAGAATGTAACGAAGGTTTGACTTTTGATAACCGGTTAGTTCAAACATCGGTTCGATAAGTTGGTCAATTGCCATTTACTTTCTCCTTTTTTCTTAGTTTGTCTTCTCCACAAGCTCGTATGGAGATTTTAACCCTTTGAAACATTCGATAAGGAGTAACCCTGAATATCCATCCAACATCTCTAAGTGAAAGACCTTTGTCCACAAAAAGGTATCTGACAGCTTCCGTTACCGAATTAAAACCTAATTTCCTTGCTATGAGCAGCCATCTTCTATAAGCTGCTTGACTTTTGAATCCCATATTGACCTTATCTTGATTTTGGCTGCCATCAAATTTAATTGGATAAATTTTTTCAAGATTATAAATATTCTCTGGATGAGAAATTTTAAATATCCTGGCAAGTTTTTTTATAGTAAATCCTTCTTTTAATCGAGCTTTAATGAAATGGGTAACTGAATCATCTCCTTGTCTACGGACAATAGCCCTTCTTTTATAATGTCCTGCGGTTTTGCGGTTATAATTAGGTTGTGCTAAATGCCGAAGATTCCTTTGGATTGTCGCCCAATGAACTTTTAAATTATATTTCTCCTCAATAAAGGATTGTATTTCACGAAAGTTTTTTCCTTCATTGAGTTGGTGTCTTACAAAAGATTTTACACTATCATACCCATCTTTTAAAATGACAGCTTCAAGTCTAATAATAAATGGTGATTCATATTTATTATAATTGGGTTCGGTGTATTTATTTTTCATTTTTATTTAAAGCCATCAGTTACCCATTTAGTAAATCCGGATAATGTCAACCAGCTTTATCATTTATTCCAGATATGAAAATTCATATTAATCTTTGGAAACTTCCTAAGTAGCCCATATTCCACATCAAAAAGTTCCTGTCGCTTTTTTTATCCGCAAATTTTTTGCTGGCAGTAACCTCTACCATATAAACCAAACGAACCTTGATTTCAGCCTCCGGGTCAACTTCTCTAAATCTTTCCGTAACTGTTTCTTTGAATTTTACATTAACTTTTTGCACTATTGGTCCTCCATGAATAATTTATTTTAATAATTCTACCTGGTAAAAAATTGGATTTTCTAATTTTATGCGATTATAACTCATTTTGCAATATTTTAAGCTAATGTCCCCCAAAATTGCATTCCTTCCAACTCTGAGAGCAGCTAATCCAGTGGTTCCCAAACCACAAAAAGGGTCAAGTACAGTACCATTTGGTGGACAACCTGCAAGAATACAACCAGTCGCTAAATCTACTGGATAAGTTGCATGATGTCCTTTTTTAGAATCTGTTGGTATTGTCCAAACTGTCTTATTGTGGTTTTTATGAGTAGCCAATGCTTGATCATAATAATAATTTTTCTTTTTGGAAAACAAGAAAATATATTCGTGGGAACGATGTGGTCTATCCTTTGCCATTTCTGGCGTAGAATTTGTTTTATTCCAAATTATATCTGTCCTAATCCATAATGGGTGTTCTACTTCTGACATTATTGCCCATTCAGAAAGTTCATCTGTTATATTAGTTACTTTGTCCCAATTTTTTTCAGTCATAGCATCAATCAATTTCCTTCTTAAATCCCAAATATTTCGGGAAGAGATTGAAGAAAAACCTTGTAATGCCAGGGCTAACCGCCAAGGGATTCCAAGTAAATCCTTCGGTTTATAACCTTTTGGAGTCTTTAAAGGGGGAAGTCCTTCACCCATTTCTTTTGAATAGCCAAGCCACTTCCCCTTACCGCCGGATGAATAAGAATCACCAATTACCATCCAGATTGTGCCTTCATCCTTCAAGGAGTTCCAGAGTTTATAGAATACCTCTCTCATTCTTCCGATATACAACTCTGGTGTCTTTTCCCAACCTATCTGGCCTTCTACTTTATAATCTCGAAGGCGGTAGTAAGGTGGAGAAAATACAGCACAATCAATTGAACCAGGCTCAACATAGTAATCAAGAAGCCTATCAATATCTGAATGGTAAATGATGACCTTTGACATAGTTACTTAGGGTCCTTTCCAGGGTCGATATTAAGATAAGCCGAACCGCCAGGAGGTTCCTTAGCCTCTATAGTCTGTCTTTTGAAGTACCAACCGGCTTCGACAATTTCAAGTTGGGGTTCATCATAGAATTGAGATTCAATAGGTTTACCTTCTCTCAATTCTATTGGTTTTATTCCCATACGTCTGCAACCATTCAAATAGTTAGAGACAATCTCTATACAACCTACAAATCCAGTGATTTTGTCTTTTACCAAATCACCCAATTCAGCCATTTGATTTCTCCTCCATTTTATTTAACTCAACTATGTTGAGTGTATTCTTCGATTCGGGATGGGGCGGGGCAGGATTCGCACCTGCTTTGCTCTATGACTATGATGTTCCAGAACTTCCTCATGGTCTTAATCGCCTCTGCTTTACCACTACCCGCCCCATTTAATCTATAATCCTTTTATATTCTTAAATAAACTTTTAATCCAAATCCACCACACGCAAATATCCTTCTTTTTTAGGTAATTGTTTTTCAGATGAAGGTCTGAAAATACTTCTTATAAAAAAGTTAGTCTTTATCCTATCATTTGATTTTCCAGCCAAATCCATTAATTTTCCAAATGACATCATCATTTCTTGTGGATGAGTGCCGATACATTCAATTATGGAATTGGTTAAGTAAGTAAGAAAAGATTTCTGTTCCGGTTTCATAAGAACTTCATCAATATAAATACCAAAATCAAAAGGAAATGGGGCAATATGACCAATCAATTTACAATTGGCTGAATCCTGTTCTATTGCATATAGTTTATGCATATCCAAAACAGCTTTATGAGAAATAAACAAAGGAATATCCACACAATTAACAAAATCCAAGGCTTCTTCCAGGATAATTCTACCATCTCTTATGATTATAATTTTATATCTATTAGATTGCAATTTCTATCTCTCCTATCATATTAAATTGTAATCATCCCGTAATTTTCTCCCTACACTTTGGAATCTATTTGCATCTATTTCAGCATCAAATAAGTTCTCGGGAAGCTCTAACAAAGTCAACCGATTTGAGGGTTGGTCTCCCGAAGGACAGGATTCGAGATTATCCAATACCAAAGTTAATAAAAGAATTGCATCATTTCGGTCTAACATAAAATTTCCCTCCTTATGGAAAACTTTTACTATTAATTGCCATATAACACCAAGCCCCTACCGCCAGTAGAAAACAAATTATTAATATCCAATTTCTCATTGTGCAACTATTCTTGAACCATCAATCTCTTTTCTTATTATGATGGAATTATCAAATCTGTCTTTGAAATAGCCATCATGGTCGACCACCAATACAGTTTTCTTTTCTGCGATTGATTTGAATACCTGGAAATTAGTATCTTTGCCAATATCATCCAAGGAATCATTCGGCTCATCAAAAGCTATGAGATTAAAATCCTTTCCACATTTTTCTTTAATGACTTCAGCAAGGGCCAAACTAACCGCCATCTTGATTTTTTGTTTCTCACCGCCGCTATAGGCTTCAAAACTTGATTTTCCTTTGTCCCCGCTTACTTCTATATAGATTTCATCCTTTTTTCCGCCTGTTTTCAAATCCCTTTCACCAGTAATTGTTACATAAAGCTCTGAGCAATAGTCGGATAGATAGTCTTGAGAGAGTTCTTCTAAGCGAATTATTAAGGAATCAAACATCATCATTCTTAATCTTTTATAGCCATCTACCCAATAAGAAAGATATATTCCTGTTTCTGTTTTTTCATTCATTTCAGATTTCATCTGGTTGATTTTTTCTTCTATCTCTTTAATTTGCTGGTCATTCCTATCTTTTAATTCCACATAAGGATTCTTCTCTTGACGAGTTGACTCAATTTGAGATTCAAGAGTGGCTACGAGCGTCTTACCTGCCTCAGAATTGATTACAGACTCATGGGTCTTCTGCTCAAGTGTCAAAGTGTGAAGTTCTTGACGAAAATTTGTAAGTTGGTTTGTTATTCTAGTGAAATGACTGGCTTCTAGTCTTCCTTTTTCTTCATTCAAATTTTGTCTTTTTGCCCCAATACGTTCAAAATGTTGAATTTCTTCTTTTTGTCTTTCCTTTCTTTTCTCTTCCAATTCTTTTTCAAATTCTTTCAAACCATTATACTGGTGTTGAATGTCCATTAAAAGTTTGGAACTGGCTTTTTTTCTTTCATTCTTTCCTTGTCTTTTGGTTTCTAAGACTAATAATTCAGCTTCCATATCAGTTAAATGGTCTTTTAAATGCTCTGCTGATACTTCCTGTTTACAAGTAGGACATTGACCAACACCGAGCGTTTGAAATTTTGACATTTCATTATTTAATTTAGAAATATCTCGGATAAGGGTATTAATTTCTCCATCAATTTCGGTATTGGTTTTTATCTGTTCCTGTAAAAGAGTTACTATAGATGGAAGTCCTTTAAGTTCATTCTCCAACTCTTGAATTCTACCATCAAGATTAGAAATAAAAGGTTTTTCTTTTTCTTCTTTTAATTCAAGAAGAAGTTTCTGAATTTCAATAATTCGTGGACTTGAAAAAGGTTGATTTTTCTTTTGCTCTAAATCCTCAATCTTTTTTGTGATTTCCTCAATTTTAGGATTGATAATTAAAAGGCTTTTCTGAGCAAGTTTCTTTTCTTGTTCATCCTTTGCCTTTGTCTCTCTTTGCTCTTTCCTAAGAACGATAATCTTTTGTTGCCTATCAAGTTCAAACCCATTAATTTTTTCTTGATAATTGACAGATTTTAAACGGTCTATGCCTTCATTTTGAGAATTAATATCATTTTCAAGTAGACTCACTCTATTATTAAGAAGGATTAATTTCTTTTTAGCCACCTCAGCGGCCTGAATATAAATATCTAAGCCTGCCACTTCACTTAGGATTTCTGCTCTTTGAGCAGGTTTCAAGTCAGGAAAAGCAGTAAAATCTTGGTGAAACATTACTGCACAAGACCAAGAAACAAAAGAAAAACCAAGTAAATTCTCAAGCCAAACCTGTTTAGTTTTATTATCAGCTTGGGGGAGAATATCCACTGATTTTGGATATTCAGTTGAATGGAATATGGTTAAGGTTGAGGCTTTTCCTTTGCTTCTTTCTCTCCATATTTCATATTCTTCTTCACCCACAAGAATTTTAACTGATACAGCACAGGCATCCGAATCCCAATTTATTATTTCATCTGAATATTTTAAAGCACGGGCGGTTACTCCAAAAAGGACAAAATTCAAGGCTTCAATTAAAGAGGATTTTCCTGAACCATTGGAAATAGATTTGGCATCAACTTTATTTTCCCCTACTATCAACACCGGTGTATTTCCAAACTTTTCAAAATCCTGATTAAAGGTATTTTTAAAAGTTAAAAAACCCTTACCTGATATAGATTTAATTATTATTTGCATATGGTCGCCCCTTTTATCAAGT